TAGCCGATGAAGTTGGAAGGGAAAGCCATCCCATAGTCGCCCGGAGTTCCGCCGGTGCCCGCCGCCGTCAGTGTCGTGCCGGCGGTGTTGATGCTGGGTGACCCGGAGACGGACGTGAGCACGTCGCCAACCCCGTAGGTAGCGCCAGCGCCGCCGACAGGCTCATGGAACGAGAAGTCGTCCATCCCGCCGCCGGAGCCAACGTGGAAGCTGTACATCGAGGGCGTGGTGCCGTGGCCGCCGGTGAAAGACTGCGGGTAGTTGTAGCCAACGCCGCCGTACCAGCCCGCCACGCCGCCAGAGCCAGGACTGGAGATCGTCAGTTGGTGCGTGATGCCCTCGAACGCGTCCGTCTGGGCGAAAAACCCAAAGGAGCCGACCGACGGGTCGAAGTGCGCGATGACGTTCCCCGTGGCAGTCACGTCGTTCGAGTTGTAGAAGTTAATGGCCGTGCCTAAGCCGGTCCCGAAAGGGGAAGCAGTCGTCATGATGGTGTTGTTATTGACAACCGTCCTGCTGTCCAGAGCCGGCATGCCCTCCTCGTGGCCGATGTCCAGTCCGTAGCTTCCACCGCGAGTGAAGTTGTCCTCGATGATGCCGCCCGATCGGTACTGGATGCACTCCGATGCACTTTTAACGCTGCCGTTACCGCGCCGATTGCCAAAGAGGGTGTCCCACTGTATGTATACGTTCCGACTGCGAGTATCGCCTACAGTGAAAGCAGGGTCATTAAAGCCACATGAATAAATCCAGTTCTCCTCGAAGTTGAAGCCGGCGCCCATGTCGTTGCCGCTAGCCGCAGCCTTGATGTCATCGAACACCATGCCGATGGTGTGGCCCGGCCCGGTCGAGTAGCAGTGGTCAGCCTGGCAGCGCCTGACGTTCACGTCGAAGTTACCTACGTTAAAAGTAATGCCAGAGGCAAAGAAGCTCGTGCGACAATCTTCGATCAAGGAGCCTGTCTGAAAGCCACTATGGCTAATACCTACGTTATCGACTGCATTTCCCACTCCGACATAGGCACCGCTGTTCGGGTCACGCTGCGCGGCGTAAAAAACAATTCCCAAGATCGCAACGAAGTTCCCACCGCCGACCATGTTCATACCTGAGCGACCCTCAAACCCGTGGTGGTTGCCGGCACCTTGCGTAATGGCGTAGGCGCTGGTCGCGCTGGGAACGACGATGATCGGACGTGCCCGCGCTCCGAGGTTGGGCGTCGTCGTCGGAAAGTTCTCGTCATACCCAGCAACGACGAATGGCTCCTGCTCGGAGAAGCCGTTGAACTGGAAGTTGTCGGAGCCGTTGCTCGCGTCGAACGCTTTCTCCAGGCACTGGCCAGTGAAGGTATCGCCCATCCTCAGCAGCACCCAGTCCGGGAAGCCGGTGCGCGCCCCGAAGCTGTTGCCTGCGCCCAGCGTCCCCAGCCCGGTGCCGTCGCCGGTGGTCGGGGAGTTGTGATCCAGGTCGTACGCGCCCGGGCCGGTGCCTCCGAGAGCCTTGATGAGCGTCTTCACCGGGCCGTGGATGCCGGTCGTGTGAGTCGGCTGCGAGCCGTCCCACAGGTCGGAGCCGAGGGAGTCAGACACGAATATCTTATTAGTGTGCGCGCCGCTCGGCAGCGAGCCGTCGCTGGGCCCGATGGTCGTCCAGCCCGCGTCGCCCTGGTCTGGTCCATAGACACCGATCGTAAGGCCAGGAACGATAACGCCCCAGCTCACGTTCTTGGACGCCGGGTAGACGACGCCGTTGACGGTGACGGAGAGGTTGATGGTGTCTGTCCCGTCGGCCACCTTGGTTGCCACGCAGGTCAGCCCGTCGACCGCGGGGTCCAACGTCTCGGTCGCTGGCGTCGTGTTGCTCCAGTCCGGCGGGGAGTCTGGCGTCGGCGTCACCAGCATCACGTTGCCGCGCTGGTCCTTGTATTTGATTGAAAGGTTGATGCCGCTCATCAGAAGAACACGGCCTCGATCTCAACGGACGTCAGGACTTGGTCAGTGCTGACCACGCTCGGGGTCGCGCCCGCCAGAGCCAGCGACTGCGCGTCAGGAGACAGCTCTGGAGAGGACTTAACCGCGGTCGGGGCGTCACCAGCGAGCGCCATCGCTCGCGACCCGGGAGACAGGTTGATAGTAACGGTATGAGCGACGATGGGCGAGCTGCCGACAAGCGCCAGCGAGCGCGACCCGGGGGCTACGCTGATGTTGTTCTTAGCCTTAGCCTTTGACGCCCTCGGGTACATGGGTACGTGGAACGTCGGCGCGTTCGAGAACGGCATGATGCCGTGGGACGGCCACGGCTTCCCGGAGCGCCGGTCGACGTACGGCACGGGGTTACGCCCCGGGCCGTACCAAGTCAGCGTCTGCGTGCCGTGAGGCAGCAGCATCTTAGCCTCCTGGGCTCGCAGCTGGGCGAACGGGTCGCTCACTCTTCTCAATAGTTCTCGTTGTTGATCTTCTCGATGACCGTGGGCCATATCTCCCACAGGCCGTCGTCCGGCTCACCCGCCAGGGCCTGCGCCAGAGCCGCCTGCGGCGTGGCGGCCTCCTCAAACAAGACCTGACCGTTGTGAAGCAAGTAGAAGGTCATTCGACTTCCTCAAAAGTGATATGCGGCTGTGTCAAACTAGCATCCTGCGTCTGCTGTGTTACCTGCTTCATCGGAGGCGGCGCGCCAAGCCCAAGCTTCGGCGCAGCGGCGGCCAGCGGCTTGCCGGTGACCGGGTCGTATCCGGGCGACCAGACACGCGCCTCGACCACCTCCGGCTCGGAGCCGTACTCGTCTATCGCGTCCTCCAGGCCCGGGTAGGTGCCGTCCTCGATCAGCTGGTTAACGGCCGCGTCGCGTAGAACGTCCTCGTTGATGATGCCCATGGTGACGTAGACCTGGGTGGTGTCGGCCTTCACCTTCGCGATGTCCGCCAGCTCCTTGGGCTCGGAGTTGTAGAGCGGCGTCCAGGCGTAGTGGACGTTGTCGTCTGGACCACCGAGCGCGGACCTGATAATCACCTGGTCTAGCAGGTCGAGGCGCGGCGTCAGCTCCGTGCGCTGCTCAGCCGACACGCCGTCGTAGTAGTTGCGCAGCTCGTCCTGGCCGGAGGAGGACTTGCCGAGGCCCTTGCTGCCTGCCTTCCCGAACAGGCGCGACACCGGGAGGTTGGCCGCGCCGGCTACGATAGTCATCAGCTCCGTCAGCAGGTTGGGCAGACCGCCGAAGTTAGTCTGGATGCGGTCCCATTCCTCCTCCTTGTCGAGCAGTAGGGAGTTGATGCTGGACTTAGACTGGTTGGCGGCGGCGAAGCGAGTGTAAAGGCGGTTGGCGTATTCCTGGGTCGCGATGTTTTTCGAGAAGTCCGGTATCTTGACCACGTCCATCTTGGCGTCGTTGACCATCGCGGCTATGCCGCCGACAGTCAGGCCCCACTGGCGCAGCGTGTCGTCCATCGTCTGAAGGACGGAGTCGCCCCAGCCTCCGCCGAGCGGCGCGAGCCGCCAGTCGGGAAGCTCGTTCCCGACCAGCTCGATCACGCGCGAGGGGTGGACGCGCGTCATCACAGAGTTCATCGCGGTAGGGTCGGCGCCCTTCGGCAGCGGCTCCTCGACGCCGGAGATAGGCGTCTGGACGGTGTAGTACTCCGGCCGCGTGTACCAGTCGCTGTTCACGTCGTAGATGCGCGGGCCAGCGGACAGCTCGTAGCGGTTCATCACCACCAGAAATCGCAGCGCGTCCTTCCCAACCTTGTCGAGGTCGAGCGGCTCGTCGGCCTGGTTCCCGTCCTCCACGCCCATCACCAGCGCGCCGCCGCCGTAGAGGCGTGCGCGTATGATCGCGTTCTTCAGCTTGATCTGCAGCCGGAGCTTCTTCTCCAACGCCTCGATGGCGGTGATCTTATCGCCGTCAGCCTGCCAGTCGCGCCAGTTGGACGTCATGTCCTCCGCCGGCGCGTCCACGACCCGCCGCGCGATCCAGTCCGCGCGATAGGCGTTCTCCTGCTGGATGCGGTTCAGCAGGTTCAACGTGTAGTCGGACGAGCGCGACGGGTCCTTGAACGTGCCAAGGCCCGAGACGAAGTTGATCAGCGAGTCGCGTAGGTAGTGGACAGCGCCCATCAGCTGTGCATGACCTCCAGGTCGATGGTCAACGTCAGGACACCACCGACTCGATGACGATGGACGTCAGCACCTGCGGAGCCGGGTCGTACTCGACCGAGACAGTAGCGGTGAAGCTTACGGGACTTCCGCCCGGCTGCGGGACGGCGACGGCTACGACCGTCACGCTGTCGGTGCCGCCGGCATCGTTGGCGGACGTGAGCACGTTCGACGTCCCGTCCGCCGACACGGCCATGGTGTCGGTCGCTGGCGTCGTCTGAGTCCACGCCGGAGGCGACTCGTACTTCACCGGCGTCAGCATCGGGTTGCCCTTGCCGTCCAGCTGCTTGATGGTGTTGGTGATCGTGTGGCCTACGGTAGCTTGTACCATAACGTGGGTCTCCTTCTCGGGTTCAATTAGGATGTTGAAAGTTGACTTGTCCTTGCCGCTGCCGACCCCGACCGTAAGCAGCAGGTGGTGAAGCTTCTGTCGTGGCTGCAGCCACCATGGCTTCTCTTCTTGCACCTAAGCCTCACCAACCGACACGTTGATGTCGGGCTGCGCGGAGGCGACGACGCGCAGCTGGAATAGCGCGCAGGCGTCGTCAGTCGCGCCGACAATCGGGCGAATGAAGCTAGCAGACTTCGCGCCGTTCTTCGACTGCAACATAAGCTGCGGCGGACCGCCCCAGCACTGGCGGACCTTAATGTCCTGCGGGACGAGATGGCCGAAGCGGCAGTGGGCACAGGTAGGGGTCATTTGGAAAACCACAAACAGATTGCGGTTAGCAGCAACACAGCTGGAAGAAAGGCCCCCAAGAAAATCAGGAACCAAGTCAAGGACCTTAGCTGCTGCTCACATAACTCTCTAACAGGATCATTCTTCATCATGACGCACCCATGACGCGACTTCCTCTGGCACTCTGCTCACTGCGCCAGCCTGGTAAGACTACCTCATTAAATTTGCCAACTGCCGTCTTCGCCTCCAAGATGCCTTTCAAATGGTCAATACGCTCTTGCATCACTTTAATTCTCTTCATCATGAGATGACGCTCGATGCCGACGCCAAATAGGAAACCTGAGATGAATATGAGAAGCATACTGATAACTAATATCATGACGCGAAGTCCCCCGCGTTGATGGCCGACATTCGCTGCTCCATGCCGTAAAGCCTATCCGTCATGTCGTCCTGCTTGCGCATCTGGTCGTCGCCGTGGAACTCGCGCAGTCGCGCCAGCAACAGGTCCCTCTTTCCAACACTTGCGCGGCCGTCTTCGCCCCAGAACGCTTCAGCATCTTCCGGTATCGACGGATAATTATTACTTGGTCGCTTCGCCCGACGAGCGTGGGCTGGGATCATGCCGCGCAGCTTCCCCTCTTTCCAGAACTCATAGACCTGCCAGAGAGGTATCCCGATGTCGCGGCCTATCTCACAGGCCGGCTGGCCAGCATCGAACCACCCTAGCACTGCCCTGTTGAACTGAGACTCTGCGTCTGCATTTCTTCTGTTCATGGTACTAGTCCCCTGGCCCATGCGTCCTGTGCGTAACGGCTGCGAGGGTCGTCCTCGCGCCGTACCTTGACGTCGCCAACCCACTTCAGCGAGCTGTCGTAGCTGGAGCGCTCCGCCATCAGCTGGTGCATCACCGCCAGCGCGAGCGCGCACACGCAATCGTCGTGCAGCCCCTCCGGCGCGGAGTAGGCGATGGAGCTGCGCCGGTACTCATACTCGAACTGCTCCAGCTCGACCCTGATCGGCCCGTCAGGGAAACCGACGCTGCCGGACTGGATGGCGACCGCGAGGCCTTCCATCAACTTCTGCTTCGACGGCGCGGTGAACTGGTAGCCCTCGAAGTTCGCGCCGTCGTTCTTCTGCAGCAGCTCGACGATAGGGTCGCCGACGCCGGTGGAGTCGACCAGCGCGGGCGCCGACCCGGTGACCAGCGCGATGCGCCGCATGCAGTTGTCCCATGGCAGCTGGAAGCGCTCAAACCGACAGACATGACCAAAGGTGTCGAGCGCAACTCCGACCGTCCAGTCCTGGTGCTTCGCGAGGTCCCAGCCCCAGACGTCAGGCTCGTTTCCTGACAGCGGCCTAACGCAGCTCGCTATCGCGGCCAGTCCGAACGGGTTGCCCTGGTCGTCGCTCGCCTCTGCCATGTAGAGTTCGCGGAACACAGCCTCAGGAAGCAGGCGCCGCGCGTCGTCGACCTCACTCGCGTTCAGCACGCCGGCCTGGATGGCGTCGTCGACCACCAACTTGTGGTAACCCATCGACGGGTCACCAAGCTCAGCCATGCGCGCGAGGCGATAGAACCAGTTCTGTCGGCCGCGCACGTTACCGATGATGCGGATCGGGCCGCGCGTCGCGGTCAGGGTCGAGCGCACCGCGTGCCAGCTGTCTTCCTTGAAGCGCGAGGCCTCGTCGATCACCGCCGCGTGGACGTCGTCGCCGTACAGACTGTCAGGGTGATCAGCAGACTTGAACCAGATAGTAGAACCAGTCAACAACGTGATGGTCTTCGCGGTAAGATTGACCTCAACATGCTCAGGCGGGCACGCGCGCACCGTCCTGCGAAACGCGATGTCGGCCTGCGTGAACACAGGCGCCACCCACCAGAAGTTCTGGCCGCCCTTGCCGCCCAGCGCCTTCTCGACCAGCCACGCGATGGCGCCGGAGGTCTTGCCGGACTTGGTACTCGCCTCGATGACGGAGATGCGATGCTCGTCGAAGATGGCCGCCAGCTGCTTCGGGTACAGCGGAGGCCGCGTGTACTCGATGCGGCGGCGCTTAGGTTGCGCGCTGTCAACTGGCTTGGCCTTAGTGCGCGCTACCGTTGCCATTGATCATCTTCATCGGCTTGTCGCTCACCTGCTGCGGCTCCGCGCCGAACAGTATGAAGTTGAATATCGCCGTCGCGTCGTCGCCAGCCTTCACAGCGACAGCGGACAGGCGCGGGTGGACGTAGTTGGCGGCGTCGGTCGCGCACTGCTGAGCCTTCATGCGAGCTTCACCAAATGAACGAAGGGCAAAAACAGCGTCCTTATCCCCTCTATCAACAAGTTCCTCGACACGATGGAAAAGTTCCTCGGCACTTGAAGCATAGAACCGCATGTTGTCAAGCATGATGTCAAGCGGTGACATCCCACTCTCAATCGCTCGATCAGCAACAGCACGAAGCGCGGCGGTGCGCTTGTTGACGCCGCCCTTCTTCCTACCGCCACCTGCTCTTGCGCCGCCTCTTGGCATTTGAAATCTTATGTTAGACTTTTCATAGCTGCCGCTCCCGACATCAGAATGCGGGGCACACCGGACAAACTTGTGGCAGACAGGCCTACTCAGACGGCTGCCAGGTTGTCCTCGTCAATCTTAACTCGTCGCTGCGCACCGAGCCACCTCAACAGAACAAACGCGCGGTCGCTCCCGCATTGGCCATTATAAATCGCCAACTGTTGAGCAAACACACCGCGTTGAACTTGAACAGTTTGATTTTCGCGAAACCTTCTTTGATCGAGCTTCACCAAGCCGCCTACCTCGCGCGCACGAAGTTGATCGATAACTTCTTGGGAGATAGTCGCGGGTTGCTCCACACCCGACATCAACAACCGAACAATGCCCTTCGTCGCCAACAACGCTCGCCACCGCTCCGCGATAGCCGCCACAAACATATAATTTGGAAACAATTGAGCGATGCGACCGGAGGAACGAAGCTTAATGCGCGGGTTGTAGTAAACAAACTCCTGCCGCTCCAAATTAACGGAAGCGGTCGCGGGTGCGTTTGTTTGTACGACTGACCAAGCCAAGCCCGAAAGTCTCCCAACCAGAGAGGTCGTCTCTCGGCTGAAGGGTTTACGCCCAAACCAGCCCGAGCGCAAAATGTTTTCTTCCAAAAACCAAAAGCCAAAAAATGGCCAATTCCAGGAACCCCTTCCCCTTCTTTTATTTTTAGAAGTTGAGTCTAGGGTTGTGAGAAAGACCTGAAAAATGGTTTTTGGTATTTGGCTATTCGATTGGTCTTTCTCTTGAGCGATCAATAATTTGAACGGCATCTCCTAACCTATTGGTTTCAGATTTCTAGGAAGGCCCGGAGGTCCAAAGGGAGCCTCCCGGACTTGACAAAAGTGGAAATCAGGACCCCAGTTTGGTCCTTTTTGGGCACCAAAACCCTCGATCCGGACCCGGAAAGCTTCCAAAATGGTACCGTCGAGGCCCTATTTTCGTTAATAGACCACCCTTTCGTCCTCGCTATCTTGCGAACGGTGAGCGGTTTTTCCAGCCGGTCGCTCTGCCGGCCCTCGTAAATCTGGTCCTTGATCAGGGCTACGAGGTCCGTATCGAGGATGATTACATTGTCATCTATTTTGAGAGAGCGCGACCCGTTCGCTCCCTTTCCTACCCACCGCTCCGCCTTCGGTTTCGCTATCTCCTCGTTTATTTTATCAAACAACCTCGCCACGAGCGCCATGCCGGGTGAGTATCCCTCTTCGACAACTTCCGCTTTCGTAGTCGACCACGGAGCACTATCCCCGCGCAGGACTGGCACCTCCTTCTTCAGCCATTCTTCCGCCCACCACTTAATAATCCCTAGCCCGCCCTGCTCGCTCAACCACGCATTAAACTTCATCCAGTATTCCGGAGGCGACTTCTCCTCAGTCACCTTCGGCACGAACCACCGTCGATCATCCCCCGACAGCTGAATAGCGCGCATCGAGTTAGAGCACGCAAAGATGTGCATCCAATTCTCGACATCATAATTCGCCATGTACTTCTTCGAGACCGTCACAGTGCGATCAGTGATAATCGACTTCAGCTTATTGTAGGCCTTTGAGGAGTGGCCCGCGTAAATCTCGTGCACGACTGCAAGCCTCTTGTGGGCTAGCCAGTAGTTGAAATTTGATTCCACGATCTCATTTTCAGTCGGCGTGGACACATTATCCTCCCCCACAAGCGGCGCCAGGATTTTTTCACCCAGCGTGCCCTTCCCTATTCCCTGCGTCTCGGAGATCAACAGCACTCCATATAACATCTTAATGTCCGGGCGCGCGATAAGCGTCGCGCACCACCTCATTAGCTCCTTCCGGTCGCCTTCCCCCGGCACCAGCAGCTCCATGAACTCCAGCCAAGGCCCCGCGTCCCCTTTCTCCGCTTTAATCTCCGAGGGCACGTGCGTATTTATAAAGCGTCCGTCGTGCCCATAGATGCCGGATGTTTTACCTGGATCATATTTCAATGTGGCGCTCTTCGAGGCCGCGTCCTTCTTAAGCAGCCGCCCGGTATCGTCCACATCCGAGAACGGCGCGGCCTTATTATTGAACTCCGGCAGCGTCCATATCTTGTTGGGCCATTCCTTATGGATGAAAACTTCCGGCTTCACGGCGTGCACCCACTCCTCCTTAAAAGCCTCCTTCAATATTGCCACCGGCCGCCCCTTCCCGCCCTCCGGAGGAATTAGTGTGGTCGCGTAGGTCGCGAATTGAAACAAGGACCTGAGCGTCGGCCCCACGAACCTCCCCTTGATAAACATATGATCCGGCAACGGGTCCGCCATGTCCCAAGACATCTTAAAGTGCTTGCCGAACATTATGCCTTTCATCGAAGCCCCGTAGTTCTTCGCGACTTTCTGGAGCGCTGATTCTCCCGGGGGATCGTTGTCGCATACGTAGATCACCTCGACCGGGCGCTCCGCTTTCAATTCGGCATAGTCCGTCCGGTGCGGCGCGAGCGCCCCGCCGATCATCCCCCAGTGTTCATACAGCCCCAGCACTTCGCCCCACGGGTGCGCCTTAAGTCGCGCTGCGTCTTGGGTAAGATCATGAACAAATTTAGCTGCCTTACACCCTTCATGAATCATAATGCGCGGCTTCATCTTCCTTTCTGGTTTCCAGAATGGCAGCGCTCCATCCGGCTCCAGGTCGCGCCACTCCCCATCGTCCCAGAACGAATGCGAGACAAAGTATTTCGCCCCGCCATCAGTGGGCGTGCGCCGCTCCTGCACCATCTTTATCAGCCCACTCGGCCGCTCTAATAGAGCGAAGAACCTCCCGTGGTCGCCCTTTTGCCGGCTAAGCCAGTCTCTATAGCTCGCCGCCGTCGCGCCGACCGAGCGCGGGAACTTCACCCCTTTGAACCCGGCCTTTATGTCTTCCTCTTCCTCCTTCGTGGGGGCGTGGTCCTTCCGGGAACAATCTATGGACCCGTCCGCCGCGATCTTGATCAGCGTGCGCTCTATATAATAGGCGTCGCCCTTAGAGCGCTCCTTAACCATGGCCCGCCTAAACGACAACAACTCCGCTCCGACCCGGTTCAAGTAAGCCATCAGCGCCGGCACCCCGGCCACGGCCGCCACTTCCTTCTTTTTAGCCATAGTCTTCTCCTGTTATTACGCCAGGCTGCTCTTATCGCTCTTTTCTCCCCTAACCAAAATCTTTATTTTCCTGTTTAAAGAAAACACTTTCCAAAACAGTTTTTATAGGGCAGGCTCCGTTTCGGAAGAGGAAAGGACGGCTAATATGACTGACAAGATCGAAGCCCTTCGCCAGAAGGCGGCGCATGCTCGCGACCTGGAGCTGGTCATCTCTGATCTAGAAGGGCAGCTGAAAGAGCGAAAGCAAGAGTTGCTTTCACTCTACCACACGACCCTCCCGGAGCTGATGGACGAGGCGGGCACCGATCGTATCGGTCTGCCGCCCCAGGGGAACTCCCCAGGGATGGACTTCGTGATGAAGCCCTACTTCTCCGCGTCCATCGCGGCCTCCTGGCCCCCGGAGAAGCGCGACGCCGCCTTCGCCCTCCTGAAGAGGCTTAAGGCGGAGGACCTGATCAAGACGGAAGTTAGCACAAAACTTCCCAAGGGCTCCTTGTCCCTCGCCAAGAAGATAGTCACCGCCATCAAGAAGCTCGGCCCTAAGGCCGACCTGAAGCAGTCCGTCCACTCCGGCACCCTGGGCGCCTGGCTCCGCGAAATCTACGACGGCGGGCAGGCGCTCACGTCCGAGCAGCTCGCGACCCTCGGCGCCTCGGTCGGCCGCGTCGTCCGCCCCGAGGAGCGCAAGTAATGAACTTAACTTCACGCGACTACTTCGCCGCTCGGGCGCTCGTCGTGAACTTTGAGACACTCTTAACCACAGAAGGATGACGACCATGGCAACTGCCCTGAAGAAGAAGCCCAAGCAGGAGGTTGCGCGCCGCGCGGCCTCTACCCTGGCAACCCAAGAGGGGTTACCAGCCCACCTGCGCTCCTACGAGTCGACCGGCGCGGGCGTCCCGTCCGACGCGAAGGACTTCCTGCTGCCGATGGCGAAGGTCCTGGACGCCAAGTCCCCGGAGTGCGAGAAGCGCGGACCGAACTATGTACCCGGCGCCGAGGCCGGCGACATCTTGCTGAAGAACGCCCCGAACCCCTTGATCAAGGGCGACCAGGGCTTCCTGTTTCAACCCTGCTACCGCGAGGCCGCGGTGATCGAGTGGCTCCCGCGCACCAAGGGCGGCGGCGGCGGAGGCGGGTTCGTCGCGCGCCACCCGGAGGACTATCTAGAGACCTCCAACGACAAGGTCCAGCGCCCGCACCCGGAGAACCCGGCCAAGATGGTGTGGTACCGGAAGTCGACCGGAAATTTGTTGGTTGAAACTCGATATGTCGGCGGGTACATGGTCGGTGAGGACGGCGACGAGCCTCTTCCGCTCGTTCTTCCCTTCTCCTCCACCGGCCACACCGTCGCGAAGCAGTGGAACATGCTCATCGCCTCGAAGCGCGTCAACGGTGCCAAGGCCGACATATGGCTGGTCTACTACCGGGTCGCCACGCGCCTCAAGGCTCGACAGGACCAGTCGTGGTACCTGTTCGACGTCGCCGACGCCGGCCCGGAGAGGAACGGCCTGCCGACCACGATGTGGGTCCCCACGGCGGAGGACGCCGAGCGCGGACGCAACCTCCACGAGAGCCTCGCCTCCGGCGCCCGCCAGTTCGCCCAGGATGAGGGTCCCGCCGACAACGAAAAGATGTAGGGGTGTTACGGTCGGTCGGCGTCGAGGTCGGCTCTCAGAAAGGTGACCTGCGGCCCTACATCTGGACATGTCCCGTTCAAGGTCACCAGTCGACGCACAAAAGGAGGCTAACATGACGAGGAACGAAGCCATAAAGATCAGCCAGGAAGTCGAAGAAAGCCATCCAAAAGACTGTAGCGCAACAGCTCTGGTCGAGACGCTCATCAAGCTTGGGCTGCTTAAGGTCGATGACAAACTGATGGCGGAGAAGAAAACCGTCATCAGGACGGCAGACAAGAGCCAATATGCCGTAGTTAAGACTGATGAAATCGTCAACGCGCTGATATATGCAGGCTACGTCGTCTTGCCGCCAAAGTGATAACAGTGGTCCCCTCCGGGCGGGCAGGTCAGCTGCCCTTCCTCTTCCACTCGATGCGCGCCTCGTCACCGCGCGCCCGGAGGGCTAAGTGAGGCTGACAGCCTGAGCCACTAAAGGAGGCTAATATGAAGAAGAAAGAGCTATTCAATTTGACTGCTGAGGTCCGCGCCGAGACCGACAAGGCGCTGCTCCTCCACGACGGCACCCGCCAGGCCTGGGTCCCCAAGTCCCAGGTCGAGGACAACGGCGACGGCACCTTCACCATGCCGGCCTGGCTGGCGAAGGCCAAGGAGTTCGTGTGATGATCGACGACCTCAACGAGCGCGGCCTGCGCGAGATGCTGGCCGCCGTGGTCGAGTGCAAGGTCCCGCTGCGCGTCCGCCGCGACGCGCTGGAGGCGGAGGCCGACCTCGCCGCGAGCGCGGCCAACTCGCTCGCGAAGGTCTCGGGACTTTTGTCCGTCATGGAGGACGACTTGCGCGCCCGCCTTCTAAAATTGGAGGAAGAAAAATGACCACGATCATCGGAGCCGGCCTCGCGGGCCTCCTCGCCGGCAACATGCTGCGCCATCGTTCACCACTCATCGTTGAACGGCAGAGCGCTCTTCCTAACAATCATTCAGCGGTGCTGCGCTTCCGCTCGCCCATAGTCGGAGACACGCTCAATATTCCGTTCCGTAAGGTGACAATGATCAAGACGCATCTGCCTTGGAAGAACCCGGTGGCGGACGCGCTCGCCTATTCCTTTAAGAACGGGAGCCAGTATCGTTCCGACCGCTCTATTATTTCCGGCACCACGACCGCCGACCGTTGGATCGCGCCGCCCGACCTGATCTCTAGGATGGCGGAGCGCCTAGATATTAAGTATGGCACCCCATTCCTATTCAATAACAAGAGCAGTCATCCTATCATCTCCACGCTTCCAATGCCGACGTTGATGACGCTGTTGAAGTATCCGAAACAGCCAGAGTTCAACTATGTCACCGGCGTGAACGTCAAGGCGACCATTGCGGATTGTGATGCTTATATTTCCTTACTGGTGCCGAACCCCGACTTGCCAATCTCGCGCATCTCGATCACGGGCAATGAATTGATAGTCGAATTGCCAGGCAAGATTACCTTTGCGGGCTTAGCTGTTAGCATGGCCGCTGACCTTATTGGCATTCCTCCTAAATCATGTAGCGACATCAGGACCTATCCCCAACACTACGCTAAGATTATGCCCATTAGCGACGAGGAGCGGCACGCCTTCATGTTTTGGGCCACGGACAAATTCAACATCTTCTCGCTGGGGCGTTTCGCGACGTGGCGTCCTGGTCTACTGATGGACGACTTGGTCAATGATCTCCGGCGCATCGACCATTGGATCACGGCCGGTAGCTACGCTATAGCTCGACACAGGAGTGGAAAATGAAAGTGACTTTGATAGACTACACTGGCGCCGGCAACCCCGATCCCTTGTACGCCGCGCGCCTCCTTGTTTACACGAAGAACACTCGCCTTACCCAGGGCGAAGACACCCGGAAGAAAGTGCAGGAGATGAACATAGACCAACTCCAAAAGGAGTTGTCCTACGTCGCGAACACCATTCGCTCCTCCTGGGAGTTCGTTGACTTCACCTTTGAGATCACCGGAGTCACCCGCGCCTTCACCCACCAGCTAGTCCGCACCCGCACCGCCTCTTACGCTCAGCAGGCTCAGCGGGTCGTGGATATGAGTGATTTTGAAGCGCTTCTCCCTGTGACCGTTGTCAACAAAGACAAGGTCGATGCATGGGAGGCATGTATGCGCGTCATCCGTGACGTTTATCAGAACCTCACCGATGCCGGCGTTCCCGCCCAGGACGCGCGCGGCGTACTTCCCACCAATGTCCTTACGAACATCATCGTGAAAATGAACCTGCGCACCCTGGCTGATCTACTGGGGAAGCGCAAGAGCTTACGGGCTCAGGGCGAGTATGCCGACGTCGCCCGTGAGTGGGAGCGGCAGGCCGTCGCCGTCTTCCCCTGGACCCAGCCGTTCCTCGACCCGGAGCGGACGCGGACGCCAGCCCTGGACGCCATCCTGAAGGAGGCCCTGGGCTCCGCCGCGCCTATCGACGCTCCGCGCGTTAACGCCGCGCTCAAGGAACTCGACACTTTGAAAGGAACCTGGGGATGAAAGCCCCGCGCGCCGTCCTGGTCGACATCGATCATACGCTTTCCGACGCCTTTTGGCGCGATGAACTTATCGGCACATGGGATGCCTATCACGAAGCCAGCAGCGGAGACTTGCCGCTGTTGCCTGTGATAGGACTCATCAACTCGCTACACCTTTGTCGCTACACCATCGTCGGCATTACCGCTCGACCGGAGAAGTGGCGCCAGCTAACGCTTAATTGGTTGGTGCGCTGGGGCGCCCACGTTCACGAATTATTGATGCGACCGGATGATGCTTTCCATCCGTCGCCGGAGATAAAGCTGGAGTTGGCCCGGAAGCGCTTTCCTGACTTCAACGACATCGCTTTCCTGCTAGAGGACCGCGATGACGTTTGTGCGGCCTTCCGCGAGGCAGGCGTCACCGTTCTTCAAGTCTTCTCCAAGAGGAGTGGAATATGATCACGGTTATCACTGGCGGCTCCTCCGGTCTCGGTTTGGCAATAATGCCCCATCTGGAGCGGCTCCCTGACTCTACCGTTATCGATTGGTCGTTGGCGTCGGGTGTTGATGTTCGAAGCCCCTTATCAGTTAGGCTGGCAGCACGTAAATTTTATAAAATAGATTGCTTGATTAACTGCGCGGGCGTTAACCATATCGAATTCATCCCGACCCTGAAGGAAGAAGATTGGGACCGAGTCATGGACACGAATGCGAAAGGCATCTATCTGGCCTCCCAGGCGCTCCTCCCCTACCTCAAGGACGGAACCATCCTGAACATCGTCTCGAATGCCAGTCATATGCCGATGACTTCTTCGCTGGCCTACAATGCCTCTAAAGGCGCGGCGGAGATCATGACGCGTCAGATGTCACGTGAGCTGATCAAGACCCACGGCATCACCGTCTTCGGCATCAGCCCGAATAAGCTTAAGGGCACCGGCATGTCTGACTACATTGATAAGAAGGTTTGCGAACTTCGCGGCTGGACGCCAGAGGAGGCGCGGAATTATCAACTTGCCTCCTTGCCCGCCGGGGAGGAGACTAGCCCGGATACCTTAGCGGAGTTCGTCGCCTTCCTTCTCTCCACTAAGGAGCGCCACCGGTATCTCGCCGGAACCATCATCCCTTACGGACTATAGGAGTGGACATGCCCGAGTTAGATCAAGTCGCTTTCTATTGCTCCAACCTAGAGCAATCTAACAAGCTGAAGGCCCAGTTCGGGCTCTTAAATGAGCCTTGGATAATCGATACTGTCACAGGCCAATCCGTCGTGGCAGGTAGCACTCAGAAAGTAGAGAATGTCGCGGAACTCCAGTTCAATTATTCTCTCGGAATTGAACTGGAAATCTTGCGCTACATCTCCGGACCTCACTGGCATGAGCGCGTTAATCCGCTCTTCAATTCAAATTATGCCTTCGCCAGCCATATAGGTCATCACCTGAAGCCAGATGAACTGTTCCCTGATATGTTAGGCGCCCCGCTAGTCCAGGAGACCTTTACCCAGTCCCACACTAGCAGTTTCCTGACGGACCCGGACTCCCCGGGCTACGGCCGGAAGTACCATTACCGCATACATGAGCTAAGTCCAGGGACTTATCTTAAGTTCATCAAGCGTATCGAGCCGGCGAAATGAAAACAGCCGCCGAGTTCCTGCGCGACGGCGCCGCGACCTTCGAGGGCCGCAACAAGGTCTATGGCAACAACTTTCTTAAAATCGGCCACGTAATGGCCGGTTTATTCCCGGCCGGAGTAGAGCTAAAGTCGGTGCAGGACTGGAACCGGATGCACATCCTGCTCCTCCAGATCGTAAAGCTGTCGCGTTATTGCAACAACTGGGAGACTGGTCATGCTGACTCGATCCACGACAACACTGTGTACAGCGCTATCCTTGAATCCATCGATGCCATGGGACCAGGACCCGACGCCGCTCCGCCACCAGCATCGCATCTACGGCGACAACAGAGAAAGCGTGTTCGCGCTCATCGATGAAGAGGATTATCACTGGGCCGTGCAATGGTCCTGGGGGCCGAAGCTATCGCGCGGCGGCAGCAAAATTTACCTTTACCGTCATTCACGCGGCGTGAGCTACTATCTCCACAAGGAGATCATGAAGCGCAATGAGCCTGAACCGCCATCCCCGGAGCATACGATAGCCGACCACCGCAACGGACAATCGCTCGACTGCCGCCGCGCCAACCTGCGCTGGGCGACGCCCAGCCAGAACAGCCTCAACATCAACGGGCGCTATGCCTACAACTTTTTGGTGTAAGATGCCTTACAACTACAAGCCTACCTATGAGCAACTTCTGGTTCATGCCGAGCACCACGACATAAAGCGGATGTTGATGGACATGTTCAAGAAAGACGGGGCCCACACGCTTCACGACGCAGTCAAGCGCCAGCGGCCACATAGGCTCGCACGAAAAATAGCGGAGATGTTAGCCAAATGACACTCCCTTTCGGCCTAAGCTGGCGAGCCTTCGCCCGGAGCTTCGTGGCGATGCACCCGTTCGCCGCCGGCTTCGTCTCCGGCGCAACATGCCTCCTGCTGCTCATAGGGATTCACCGATGATAGCACTCGTGTTCGACACCGAGACCACCGGCCTAACGAAGAATAGGACCGTCAAATTGGACCTCCAGCCGGAGATCATTGAGTTCACCGGCCTACTGGTCGACCTGAAAACAGGGAAGGCCAAGAAAACTCTTGACCTTCTAGTAAAACCCAGCAAGCCGCTCTCCGATACTCCGGCTTTCGGGGAGAAGAAGACCATCACCGATATCACCGGCATCACCAACGCGATGCTTATGGACGCGCAATATATGGATCAGCAATTTGACTCCATCGTCAAGTTGATTGAATCAAGCCCCGTCGTCATCGCTCACAACGCCAGCTTCGACAAGGAGATGATTGATATCGAGGCCCAGCGCTTGGGCCGCGTAGTAAAGTGGCCGCGAGTGATTTGCACGGTCGAGCAGACCCTGCACCTTAAGGGCCACCGCCTGACGATGACGAAGCTTTACCAGGAGCTGTTTGGGGAAGCTTTCGCGGGCGCTCACCGCTCGCGGGCGGACGTCGAGGCGCTGGTGCGTATCTGCGTGGAGCTATTCAAGAGGGGGATCATTTGAGAATAAGAACCGGCTTCTCATTCAAAGTCGCCGTGGGCCATCTCCCCGACGTCATCTCCCGGATGCAGGAGTTGAAATGGAAGGTCGCGCCCATCAGCGACACTAACTCGACCTTTGGCTTCACGAAGTTCACCAAGCTGGCAAAGTCCGCTCAACTCCGTCCTATCTATGGGGTTGAGCTCAACGTAGCCACCAATGTGGGCCACCGCCATTCGGTCTCCGACCGCTGGACATTCTTCGCTAAGTCTTCGCTCCGACCATTGCACGACCTAATCGGCCTCGCCACCCTTAACGGCGATAAGGAGCCGGCGCTAACCTACAAGCAGGCCTTAGCCGCGAAGGACCTAATCAAGATCAGCGGCGAACGGGTGCAAATAGAAGAAATGGGGAAACCAATGAAGGACTTCTTCATTGGTCTTTCCCCATCTCTCCCCAAAGGTCTCGCCTCCGCCGCCGCGAAGCGCGGCTTTAAGTTCTTGGCCGTCAGCGACAACGTCTATCCGCGCCGGGAGGATGAAGAGTTCTATCGCATCACCCTAGGTCGCCGCGCATCGACCCAGACTTACCCGCAATGGATACTTTCGGACGCCGAATGGCGCGAGGCGTGTAAATATATCGCGGACAAGCCCACGCTCGCCGCCGCCTTGCGTAATCGCGACGCGGCGATGGCTCAGTGCAAGGCGACCATGAAGAAGGCCACGCTGCTAAAGCCGAAGAAGCCCAAGACCTTGCGCGCCATGTGCGTGGACGGAGCTAAGAGAACAGGAGTTGATCTTTCAACTCCTGTTTATAAGGAACGTCTAGATCGCGAGCTAGCGCTGATCGAGGAAAAGAAGTTTGAGGACTATTTCTATGTCATCGCGGATATGGTCAACTGGGCGAAGGAGCGGATGATAGTGGGTCCTGCGCGCGGCTCCTCTTGCGGGTCTCTGGTCTGCTATCTGCTAAACATCACGACCATCGACCCTATTCCTTACGGGTTGATCTTTGAACGGTTTATCGACACCACCCGCACCGACTTGCCTGACATCGACATCGACTTTTCCGATCAGCGCAGGCAGATGGTGTTCGACTATGCCGAGAAGAAATATGGCGCCGATCACGTCGCCCGACTAGGAACGGTCGGAATGTTTAAGCCGCGCTCCGCTCTTAACGCAGTCGGCATGGCGCTCCAAATCCCAAGGTGGCAGGTCGAGAAGGTACTAGACGGCGTTATCGAGCGGAGTAGCGGCGACGCTCGCGCCATGTTGGCCCTAGAAGACACCATCAATGAAACGGACGCCGGCCGGAAGATGCTGGCCGAGTTCCCGGAGGTTAAGATAGCCGGCCGGCTAGAGGGCCACCCGAACAACGCCAGCCAACACGCGGCCGGTATCGTCATCACTGAAGAGCCCGTGGTGGAGTATGTCGCCGTCAATAAGCGAACCCGCTCCGCGATGGTCGATAAGAAGGACGCTGAGGAGCTCAACCTGCTGAAGATCGACGCGCTGGGACTTACGCAGCTGTCTATCTTCGAGCGCGCCTTGCAGTTTGTCGGGAAGCCCGACAAGTCCGGCTATTTGGAGACCTTGCCGCTAGACGATCCTGCCGCCTTTGAAGTGCTCAACAAGGGCCACTTCGCCGGCATCTTCCAATTTACCGGCGCCGCTCTCCAATCCCTTGCGAAGCAGGTAAAGATAGACAAGCTGGAGGATATGGTAGCCATCACCGCGCTCGCGCGCCCCGGTCCCCTCGCGACGGGCGGAGCTAACTCCTGGGTGAAGCGGCGCAATGGAGCGGAGGAGGTCTCCACCGTTCACCCGATGTTGACCGAGCTAACGAAGGACACCCAGGGCATCGTCATCTATCAGGAAACGGTGATGAACATCGTCCGCGAAATGGGAAAGTTTTCTTGGGAAGACACCAGCGCTATCCGTAAGGCTATGTCAGGCCGGCTGGGAGATGAATTCTTTGAGCGCTACCGCGTCAACTTTCTTAAGGGCGCCGCGACCCACGGTATTGACGAAGACACCGCGGATCAAGTATGGCGTCACATCAACACGATGGGCTCTTGGGCCTTTAATAGGAGCCACGCCGTCGCCTACGGCATCGTTTCCTATTATTGTTGTTGGCTGAAGGCACACCACCCGATGGAGTTCGCGGCAGCGACGCTAGATGCGGAAGCCGACCCTACCAAGCAACTCACCTTGCTGCGTGAGCTAAAGAGCGAGGGCATCGACTACATCGCCTTCGACCTGGAGCACTCTACGGAGCGCTGGGCCATTAACGGAGACAAGCAATTGGTTGGCCCACTCACATCTATAAAGGGCATCGGCCCAGCAGCTGTGATGGAGATATTAGACGCTCGCGCCTTGGGCAACCCTTTGCGCGAGGCACTAGCGAAGCGCCTCGCCACCGCTAAGACCAGTCTGGACACTCTCTATCCGATACGCGATAGGGTGAAGGTGCTATACCCCGACCTCTCAACAATCATTGAGTCCTCCGAGCCTCTTTCAGTAATCGACGTGCAGTGCGGGAACTTTGGACGATGGCAAAATGTCATCATCCTCGCGGTCGTCAAAAGGATAGCGCCGAGAGATGAGAATGATTCGGCCAATGTTCAAAAGCGCGAACAAGCCGGACGAAGGGGCCGGCTTAGCGGTCCGACGCAAGCGCTTAACTTATTCTTTCAGGATGACTCCGACGAAATATTCTGTAAGGTCGACCGCTTCCGGTTCGAGGAGCTGGGCCGCGCGGTGATAGAGCGCGGTCGCCCCGGCAAGTCGCTCTATGCCGTTCGAGGAACGGTGCCACCGGACTTCCGCATGATTTCCATAAATAGCATCAAGTATCTGGGCGACTTAGAGGATGAGCAACAAACATGAGCGCCTACCCGTGCCCGATCTGCGGTGAGAAGTCCACGGTCCTCGCCACCCGCCTAGACCTGCGCAAGCGCCGGTGCCAGGGCTGCGCCCACGTTTTCTGGACCCAGGAGATGGAGGTTCCGAAGCCCAAGGGCAAGAGCCCGCTGACTGACAATCGAAACAAGTACGCAAGCGGGAGAAAATGATGGAACACGGCCCCAGATGGACTATTCAGCATATGTGTAAAGAAAATTTCTTTCAATTTCACTTCCCGTTGAAGTCAGGTCCTGGGGATGTGCACTGCTACGCATGTGGCGCTCATTTAAACTTAAATTTCAGTCAAGAGAGCATTGGCGCCATCAAATTAATAGCTAAAGAGCTTAGGGAGACTGCAAGTGTTAACAGCCAGTCAGTCGTGCCTGTTCGCGTGGCTACTTTAATTGAGTACGCTGATGCCATAGAAAAATTCTGCAAATGAGTGACGGCGGCCTGCGTCAGCTGTTCGCCAAGCACCTGCCGGAGGTCCACTGGCAGGGGATCGAGACCGGTGGGACCGGGCGCGGCATCCCGGACCTCAATGGCTGCGTCGGGGGAGTAGAGTTCTGGATCGAGTGTAAGCTGACTGGAGCCTGGGCCGTTACCTTTGAGATTGGCCAGGTCGCCTGGCTGGAGCGGCGGGCGCGTGCCGGGGGCCGAACCTTCGTCGCCGTCCGCCGTCACGCCCCGTCCGGACCTAGGCGAGGAGCGGCCATAGACGCGCTCTACCTTTACCCGGGCGTGGCCGCTAGGACCTTATCCGAGAAGGGCATGGCGGGCGCCCCGGCCCTGGGAATGTGGCCCGGAGGCCCCGCCCGCTGGGACTGGGATAGGGTCAGTCTTTACCTGACCAAGTGATTGGTTTCATTGAATAATTAAATTTTCTTTCTTTTTATGTTTACTTTCCGATCATGTTCCGGCATACTTCTTGTTGCGGGCGAGACGCGCCCGGACTCAGGAGTGGAAAATGTGGACTTCGACTTATTCTAATTATCAAGCCAGAAACAAGAACCGCGTTCACTTTAAGACCGCGCAGGACCGCGAAAATTTCGCAACCGACCTCCTAGAGATCATCACCGGCGAATATACCCTCTCCACCGGCGAGACGGTCCAGGGGAACGCCTTCAGCTACGTCATCCAGCATCTTAGGAATTATTCACGTAGCGGTCGCCGCTGGCGTTTGCCGGGACGTTTCTACGACCACGTCGAAGCTATCGAGGAGGCCGGTTTCAAGGTCCTTCGCGGTCGCGGCCGACGCATCTACCACGGCGGCAAGTACGGTCTCGGCGTCGAGTGCGACGTAGTCACCATCTAAAGTTGATATCGCAGGCCGGCTCCTCGGAGCCGGCTCACGATACCAACCCCCTGACGGAGTGGAAAATGAACTGGTCGGAACAACAAGCCGCGTTCCTGTCCTGGTGCCGCACGGGCACCGGGTCCTGCGTCCTCGAAGCGGTCGCCGGCGCGGGCAAAACTACGGTCCTCCTCGAAGCCGCGAAGATCATCCGGGGCCAGGTCGCCATGATGGCCTACAACAAGAAGATAGCCGAGGAGCTCAAGACCAAGCTGGTGAAGCTTGGTATTGATTGGAAGAAGGCCCAGGCCGGCACCGTCCATTCCTTCGGCTTCAGCGCGTATCGTAAGGCGCGGCCGAACGTCAAGGTCGCCGAGCACAAGGTCGCGAACATCGTCGAGTGCATGTTGTTGCCGGCCCACCCGCTCGCGGTGTGGTCCGAGGCGGTCGTCACCCTGGTTAGCCTCGCGAAGCAGCGGGCGCTCGGCGTCGTCGGCTCGATGGACAGCTTCGACGAGTGGGCGGACATCGCGCAGCACTTCGACGTGTTCGACGAGGACGACGGGCCGGCGCCGCTGGCGGAGATAGTCCCGCTGTGCATCAAGGTCCTGCGCTCCTCTAACGAGGCGCTGGACGTTATCGACTTCGACGACATGGTGTACATGCCGCTGGTCCACCGGGTCAGGTTCTGGCAGTTTGACGTGGTGATGGTCGACGAGGCCCAGGACACCAACCCGGCGCGGCGCGCGCTGGTTCGCGCGCTGCTCAAGAAGGGCGGGCGGGTGATCGCCGTGGGCGACCGCCACCAGGCCATCTACGGCTTCACCGGCGCGGACGCCGACTCGCTCGACCTGATCGCGAAGGACTTCAGCTGCGTCCGGCTGCCGCTCACGATCACCTATCGCTGTCCGAAGGCCGTAGTGGCTTTTGCCCATCAGTGGGTCTCCCACATCGAGGCGGCGCCGTCCGCTCCGGAGGGCTCGGTCGCGAAGTCCACGATGGACGCCTTCCTGAAGCGCAACGACCTGGTGGCCGGGTCCGCCGTCCTGTCGCGGGTCACGAAGCCGCTGGTGGCGCTCGCGCTGACGCTGATCCGTCACCGCGTGGCGTGCCGAGTCGAGGGCCGCGACGTGGCCGCAGGCATCAAGAAGCTGATGACGCGATGGAAGGTGTCGAGCCTCGACGCGCTGGAGACCAAGTTGGAGAGTTACCTCGCGCGCGAGACCACAAAGCTCCTGGCCAAGAAGCAGGAGGCCCGGCTCCAGACGGTCGAGGACACGGTCGAGACCGTCCGTGTCATCATCGAGCAGTGCCGGGCTGAGAAGAAGTCGACCGTGGCCGACGCGGTCGCCTACGTCGACTCCCTGTTCGCGGACAACGTCTCCGACGTCCTGGTCCTCTCGACCATCCACAAGTCGAAGGGCCGCGAGTGGGGCCGGGTGTTCTGGCTGGACCGCGCGAATACCTGCCCGTCGAAGTGGGCGCGCCAGGAGTGGCAGGTTGAGCAGGAACGCAACATCTGCTACGTCGCCGCGACCCGCGCCCAGGAGGAGTTGATCGAGTTGGATGCCGCTACTATCAGGAGGGCTGCGTGATGACCATAGTTTTTGCAGGAAGAGATGGCGTGCAAACCTACCGCGCGATCGCGCTCAAGCACGGCCTCCGGCTCTACGCCAAGACGGGGCTGAGGCCGAACCGGATGTGGACGCCAAGCGCCATGCTGTTGGCTGCGGCCGAATTCACAGGAAAGAAGTACCGACGCGGGGAATATGAGCGTGCGGCTTCGGACCTGGGCGCCTGGCTCGCTAACTTTGGAACAACTGGAGATGAACGATGACCAAGTCTGACCGAGTGACTACCATCCTCCGCTCCCGCCTTCGTGAGCGGGCGCGGAGGACCGAGGCTCTGGTGGCCGCCGCGCTGGTCGCGGCCAACGTGGCGATGGTCGCGGCCATCGTGATGGTGCTGTCGTGAAGAGCGAGCTGAACCTTCCATGGAAGGTCGTTACCAACCACACCGGCAAGATAGCTATTGTCGACTGCACTAACGACGGGGTGAGCACGACCAGCGGTCGAGTCCTGAACCTTGCGCAAGGCAAGGACAGCAAGGGCCTGAGGATCGCGCAGCACATATGTAACGTCGTGAATGCGTTTCATGGAGAAGTGACATGACACCAGACATCATAATTTTTATCGTGTCTGAGACCCTGAGCGACAAATCAGAAGTCTTCAACGTCTTGATTGGTGACGTGAAGCTCGCGGCCGTCAGCGAGGACGAAGCCGGGAGGTTGGCGGAGGGCATCGCCTCGCTGATTAACGACCACACTACGAATACAGCTGACGTGGTGTATGAATGACGCACCTCCACTGGCTCTACACCAAGGGCGCGAAGGCGCTGGAGGGCGTGACCGTCGCCATCGCGCTCTGCAGCAAGACCGAGCTGCGGGTCGGCGACGTAACGACCGACAAGTCGGACGCGACGTGCCCGCGCTGTCTCTCACTCTCTAAGGAGGATGTGACATGACTAAGCTCATCATTCCGTTGCTTAGCGGGGAAACATGGGAAGTGGAAGCGGAGATAGTAGGAGACCTAGCGCTTCATCGTCACCGGTTGAAGCCAAAGGAATGGTCGATCACTCATGTTCCGACCCTGATGAGTTTCAATAAGGTCGTACCACCAGAGTTGACGGCCAACCTAGGTCAGAAGCTCCAGCGGACCCAATTACTCGTCTGGATGAAGAAGGTCCAGGAAGGCCTACTCAAGGACTGGCTAGCCATGCGTAAGTTCACCGCTCAGGATGTTAAGGATCACCCCGAGCACACCGTAAAGGTCCGCGAACGGATCAGGAAACACTGTCTAGAAAGGAAACTATGATGTCCAAGCTCTATGATGTTACCATCCGCCTTCCCGCCCACAAGCTCTCGGTCGTGATCGAAACGCTCAACGGGGAGGGAGACCTGCTCTCAATCGAGCAGGTCGCGGAGGAGAAGAAGCGCAAGCGCGTCGTCACCCACCGCGTAGACACCCGTGGGAAGACCACCGGAGAGCAGATGATTATTGGGTGCCTCGTCGGAGGTCGCGATGTTACCAAAGACGAGTTAATCAGCGTTTATAAGAAGAACGGCCTGTCGGCCAAGAGCGTCAGCCCGGCCATCTCGCGGCTCATCAAGAACGGGCGAGTGGTTCAAGTGCGCAAGCACGTGTACAAGATCGCGCCGAAGTCGTGAGCAGGAGCCTCAGGTGCCCGAACGACCCGGAGCTATTCGGGGAACACACGTGGATGTTCGGCAGCAATGACGAGCCGCAGAGGGACGACCCTACGCACTGCGATAAGTGCGGAGCCGCGCTGATCGATGGCCGTGAGTGGCAGCGACGAAGGGCGCTGATTAAGTCGCGAGGAGAGGAGCTGACGTGACCCAGCGCGACCGACCGGGAGAACGACGACCAACCTACCATGACACAGAGGAGTGGACCAACATGATGACTTTAACAACCAACACACGAGGATCGACTCAGATGGCCAAGGACTTCACGACTATGACCGGGCCGGCCCTGGTCTCCGCCTACAACGAAATGGCCAACAGCGCTCTCGGCAAGGAACTCGGCGCTAAGCCAGTGACGCGTTTTTCCGACCAGCCGGCCGGGGTGAAACGATGTTTAACACTTGCCTCTTCGATAAAAGCCAGGCAAGAAGGGTTGGCAGCTATCAAACCAACTGTCGTGGAGGATACAGAAGTGACCACCAAGGCGAAGAAGGTTAAGAAGGTGAACGGCGTCAGCAAGACGAGCGCTAGCGCCAACAAGCGTGCAGCGGAGTTCGGTGCGCGACCGGGGACAGTGCGGGAGAAAATCCTGATCGCACTGGACGACAACTATCGGAAGATGGTTCCGCTCAAGACCCTGCTGAAGGCGGCTTATGGCCGGGTCGACGACGAAGACAAGGGCGCCCTGTCCATGAGCCTGAAGGGCGCGAACGACACCATCAAGAAGGGGAAACTGCCCTACCAGATCAAGAAGGCGAAGGACGAGGCTAAAGAGATCAGTTATGGCCTCTATCCGGCATAAGTATTCTCCGACCGAGCAGCGCCTACGGGCGCTGCTTCGCCCGGAGCCGAAGACCACCGAGGAGATTTCACGGCTGCTCTATCGCAACCGTGAAGCCCCCTACCACGCGAGGAAGTCCGCGCTGGTCGCTCTGACGTCCCTGGCCGACAAGCTCGACCTAAACCGCGACCCGCTGCGGTTGGCCCGGACCGAGCGCGCCGGACCGTACCCGATAAGCTTCTGGCTGGAGAGGCGGTGACGTATGGCACGAGCAAGCGTTAAGCTTATACACTATAGCTTGACCGGAAAGCTACGATGGAGCGGTCGCGTACTCGAACAAGAGTATAAGTGTGAGGTGACTGAGACGGATGAGATAGCATGTGAAAGCAGGATCATCAGCGAGACCATCAAGTGGATCGCAGTTCCGGAGAAGGACTGATGTACCAACCCCGACGCAAGGCCGACGAGAACCAGGTCGCGGCCATCAAGAAGATGCGCGGCAAGGAGGCCTTCGCGCTGCTGATGGCGATGCGCATGAGGAAGTCGAAGGTCATCATCGACGAGTTCGGGGAGAAGGAACTGAAGGGCCAAGCCAATGACTTGGTCATAATAGCTCCGGCTGGCTGCTACCGGACATGGTTAGAGGCGCTCAATGATGATCTTTCAACTGACCTTTGGTCGCGGCTCAGGGCCCATGTCTGGACCTCTGGGAGTAGCGTAGGCGAACGCAATCTGCGGCGTGACATGCTTGAGTACGGTCGCGCTTCTGACCCGCCGCGCTGTCTTATAATGAACGTGGAGGCGCTGTCACGTGCTGGAGATGCACGAGACTTCTTGGAGAGATTTCTTAATAGTCGTAACATGCGTCGGTCCATGGTCGCCGTCGACGAGTCGACCGTCATCAAGAACCACTCAGCCGCGCGGACGAAGTACGTCAACAGGACGATACGGCCGCTGGCGACCTACCGACGCATCCTGTCCGGGCTGCCCACGCCGCGCTCGCCGCTGGACCTATACTCGCAGTTCGAGTTCCTCGACTGGCGCATCCTCGGGCACAAGTCGTGGTGGACGTTCCGGGCGTCGGTCGCGCACCTGCGCCAGCAGTGGTTCGGAGGGCGCTCGGTCGTGATGATCGACCAGGACCAGGGCATGAACGGCTTCAAGCCGGAGGCCGTGGCCCAGCTGCAGAAAACAATTGCGCCATACTCCTACCGCGTCGAGTTCCGGCCGAAGGTTCCGACCACCTACTCGATCCGTGACGTGGAGATGACGCCCGAGCAGGAGAAGGCCTACCGCGAGATAAGGGACTTCGCCACGACCGAGCTCAGCGCTGGCGTACACGTGACTGCCACGGTCGTCATCGCGCAGATAATGCGCCTCCACCAGGTCCTCTGCGGACACACGGTGGACGAGCTGGGGAACGCGCACCACGTCCCGGAGAACCGGACCGTGGCGCTCCTGGAGCTGCTGGAGGACTACGGCGGCAAGGCGCTGGTCTGGTGCAGCTACGACACCGACGTCCGCAAGGTCGCCGGGGCGCTGGCGGAGGAGTACGGGGAGGAGAGCGTCGCGCGCTTCTGGGGCGGGAACCTCAAGAGCCGTGACGAGGAGGACCGCAGGTTCAAGACCGACCCGCGCTGCCGCTTCTCGGTCGGGACGCCGGCCGCCGGAGGACGTGGAAGAACATTAGATATGGCGGACTTATCGGTATATTATTCCTCGACCGACAACCTTGAGCACCGTGACCAGTCCGAGCAGCGCACCATGGGCCGCGACAAGGCGCGCGGCGTCGACGTGGTCGACCTGATATGCCGGGGGACGGTCGAGGAGAAGATACTCAGCGCCCTGAGGAAGAAGATCAACATGGCCCAAGTCATCAACGGCGACACCTGGAGAGAGTGGATAGTATGATCACCACCAATCGGCGCGGTCAAGACGACCAAGGTGAACTTCTGGAGGTGAAAATGATCCGAGCTATAGCCAAGGACTACGAGGACCGCCTGCGTGCCGACGCCGCTGAGGGCTTGTCGTACACCCAGACCGCCGCGCGCCACGACCTCAGAAGGATGCAGGTGGCGGGGATGGCCAAGCGCCTAGGCATCAGGTTCAGCGGTGCCCGCGCCAGCGCCCCGAGGCCTCCAAGCCCTTCGCGAGTGAAGAAGCCGCCGGTGCCGGCGGCGCAGTGCCTCGTCAGGCCTGACGTTCCGATACGAACAGTGGCGGTTAGGAATGACCGCAGCGGGCGCCCCGTGAGCTGCTGCTGGTCGGGGTGCGTCAAGCCGCCCGTGGCGGTCGGCAAGCCCTACTGCGACGAGCACTGGAGGCTGAGATGAGAGCGCTGCTAGTCGCCGCCCTGCTCGCGCCGCAGCTCGCGACCGCCGCCGACCTGTCGGTGCCGCCGTCGGTGCTAGACCTGCCGAAGCACTACGACTGCCCGCTGGCGCAGGACGACGACGCGGTCCTGGCCGCGCTCCTCGATCTGGCGTTCCCCGACGTCATCCACCCGGAGGACGAGGACATCAACTGGGACGTCGTCAGGTGGCTTGAGTCGCGCATATTCTGCGTCAAGCCGGACCTGCTGGTGATAGCAGATGATGAGGAAGGGAGCTTCGGAGGCGGGAGCTTCGGAGGTGGCGGAGGCGGGAGCTTCGGAGGCGGGAGCTTCGGAGGCGGGAGCTTCGGAGGCGGGAGCTTCGGAGGCGGGAGCTTCGGAGGCGGGAGCTTCGGAGGCGGGAGCTTCGGAGGCGGGAGCTTCGGCGGAGGCGGAGGCGGAGGCGGAGGCGGAGGCGGAGGCGGAGGAAATATGACCCCAACTAACCCGCCGCATGTTACCCCTCACATGCCGACGCCGCCGGCCACCCCGCTGCCCGGGTCAATATGGTTGTTTGCCTCTGGGCTGTTGCTTCTTGCCTTGACAAAGGTAGCGCGCCGCGTCCCGTCTCGTCCACCGGGAGGGGTTGATGTCGAGTTGGGGTCGCGGCGCGCGCCTAGCGATCGACGGGAGGAAACACGTCGACCGATAGCTAGTGCCCCTGGAGTGCCTTCAGCTGGGAGGACAGCTCCAGGACCTGGTTGTCGATGCTCTTGACGACGTCGTCGATCGACTTCTGCTGGCCCGCGATTATCTGGATGGCCACCGGGTCCTTGGTCGTGTGGGACTGGAGGTCGAGCCGCGAGCGCGCGTCGAGCTGCTGCTGGCGCGAGGCCTTGAGCGTCTCGATGCGGCCGGAGATGATGTAGATGCCCTGGCTGTCGACCTTCGAGGCTATCGGCTCGACCACCTGCCTGATCTGCCCGCCGACGTACTCGTAGGTGGCGAACTTCGGGCCGCCGAGGCCAAGGTAGGCGCTCCACCCCGCGTAGGCCGCGACCAGCGCCCCGACCGCCCACGCTACCCACATGACGACGCCCTTCTTGAGGACCGTGGCTGGGTCGTCCTTGATCCGGACGTCGACACGGGTGGCAGCCTTTGCGCGGCGCGGGCGCGGGCGCGTCACTGGAACACCCGTTCCAGGACCTGCGCCAGCGTGACGCCGACGACGACGCAGGCGCAGATGGCGAGCAGCAGCCACGTCTCCGCCCGCACTAGAGCCTCCCCAGCAGCAGGAGGACCAGGACGACCACCAGCACCAGTCCGAGGACGCCGTTCACGCCGTGGCCGTAGCCGAAGCCCGGTCCGCCTCCGATGCCCGAGAAGCCGCCGCACAAGACGATGAGGAGGACGATGAGGAGGACTAGACCCATGGCACACCTCCGAGGAAGCCGAGCGGGCTGAGGCGGTGAGCCCCGGTGAGCTGCGGGTAGACGGAGAACAGCCACACGATGACAGCGATCAGGACCAGCAGCATCACGATGATCTTGCCGACCTTGTAGACTGTGGGATCAAGCTCGATCCCACACAGCTTGAGTATCCAGACGATGGCCACCGCCACGAAGATGATGACGGCTACCTGCAGGCAGAGGTACAGGAGCGATATGAGGATGCTTTCCATAGCACACTATCCTTTCAGTTGACGTGGACGCCGAGGCGCGACGCCACGAGAGCTATGACCAAGGCCCACAGTATGACGACGATCATGACCTTTACGTCTGTCATCACATCTTTGCCCACAACACGACGGCGACGCCGAGGGCAACCGACATGAGCGACACGACCATCTTCGACCTGGTCGGGGAGCCGCTCTCCATGTCGATGGCGAGGATGTGCAGGACGCCAGCGATGGTCATCAGCAGGATCATGTAGCCGCGCCACGCGTCGTGCGCCCCGATGGGCCCCTTCAGGACGCCCTGGGCGTAGAGGAAGCGCGAGACCCGCCACACCCCGTTCCCGAACCAGGCCATGCATATACCGAAGCGCAGCATGAAGGCCCGGTCTACCAGCATGTGGCAGTTGAACAGCGACCACGTCAGGTAGTACGCCGCCGCGGTGAACGAGACTATGATCAGCGGACCGTCGAGGAGGTCGTTGAGCGTGTACGGGTCGACGTAGCGATTGGCCACCCAGTAGAGGCTGGACGCCAGAAATATGCCGAACATCAAGGTACAAGACGTGCACTCGCCTCCCATGATGCTATTTATTGCTCTTCTCACCGGCACCTCCTTTACTATTTTCTTTGTTCGTGGTGGTCGTAATCTCCGTGAGCAGCTCGTGGATGGCGTCGTGCGCGTTGTTGCGGCTCACGCAGCTGACCCTGTCGGCGTGCTCGGCGGCTGCGGTCCGCCTGGTCCGGAGGCCTATGATCTCTTTGATGCTCATGATGATCCGCTCAAGCACGTCGGTTCCTGTCCTGCATGGCCCTGGTCAGGTCCTTGACACTCTGGGTGAGGTCGGCCATTAGCTTCTGGTTCGCGAGGCCCTCGGCGATCCGCTTCTCCTGGACCTCGTCGTACTTCATGACCAGCCGATACAGCATGACCAGGGCCAGGATGAGTATCGCCCCGACCAGACCCTGCTTGAGGATGGTCTCAAGGATGGCATCTATGCTAAGGGGCAACGCCAGTCCTGTAGTAGCGGTTGAGCTCCGCGCGGGTCACGCTGGGCGGGTCCTTGAGCGTCGGCGCCGGGCGCGGGCGGAGCGTCGCGCACCCGACCAGCAGCAGCAGAGTCGCGACTACGATTAGCCTGATCATCTGTCGCTCGCTCCCGGGCGGCTGAACCACATGTGGCCGATCGCGAGCGCGGTGGCCGAGCCGAACATGAAGCTGATGATCACGTGGTCCGAGGCCGCGACGTCACCGGCGCCGAGCGGGTCCGTCATCCCCTCCCAGCTTATGGGCCACAGCCAAAGGAAGTTGAACGAGCCGGGGCCGACCAACTTGTCTATCAGGTAAATCTTCGCCCGGTAGATGCCCGGGGGAATGAGGTACAGCGCGAACACCCACAGCAGTATCTTGTTGCCGGCGATGGTGCTGAGGCGGACGTTCGACTCGTGGGCCTCGACCGCGGCCTGGTTGACCACCGCCTTCGTAACCTCGGTGTCGCCGCCGATCTTCGCCTGGATGATCTGGACCTTGGCGTTGTAGAAGGCCTGGGTGAAGGCCGTGACCCCACCTGTTATGGAGGGGATGGCGGTGAAGAACGCGAGGATGACGCTGATCATGGCTGCAGCGTCCCGGGCGGCAGTGCCGCTTTGGCGTCAGCTATGGCCGCGTCCATCTTGTTCTCGCTGACTGACTGAGTGGTTATCCTGCGCAGCCACTCGAACAACAGCCCGGTGCCAGACAGTACGAGGCCCCAGACTAGGCCGCGCAGGTCCGGCGCGACGTGCAGCGCGTCCATCAGCCGCGTCGATAGCGGCATGAAGTCCTGGCCCGACAAGAACGAGCCGACGCTGTCGTGCACGATCAGTAAGAACCCGACGAGTGAGTAGAGCCGAGCCGCGAGGATCGTGCGCGAGTGGGCGAACAACCCCTTGATCTTGACCCATAGGCTACTCATGGCGACGTTCCTCCTGTGGTGGTTGGCGGCGGCGGCGGCGGCACGTGGTCCGGCGGCACCGGAGCCGCAGCCACGACTACCGGCGTCGGAGCGATGACCTTAGGCGTGCTGGTCATGGTCGGTCGCGCCAGGCGCGCGACCAGGTAGCCAACGACCGCGCACGCGAGGCCGATGAGCACGACCCAGCCCCAGCCGATACCGGACTGCGCCGCCACGACGACCGCGCCAGCCCCGGCTGCCGCAGCGCCCCCGTGGGCCACCGTCGGCTTCGCCGGCTTCGCCGGCAGCGCGCCGGGCGGCGTGCCCGCCTGGGCGCCGAACTTTATCGACGAGTCGATGAGCATCATCCGCGCTATGAGTGGCGCGCAGCCCTCCTGGACGTCGACGGCGCTGGCCCGATACACGTGGTCAGCCACGTACTTCCCGCTCACGTACTGATCCGTTCCGGACCAGACGTAGGCCGAGGGCACGCCCATGTTGGCGTATCCCAGGCCGTTCATCTCCTCAGTCGCGGTCAGCGTGCCGCCCGGTGACCAGTCCGTCCACTTCGCCAAGTGCGGTGCGCAGTCGACCAACGCGTCCAGCGCGCCCCGGTAGAAGGCGTCATGTAATGGAGTGTCGCCCGGATGGTCTAGGAACGGCCCGCGCCCGGCCGGGTCGTTGCGCGACGGCCTATCCAACGGGTCGCCCTGCGCCAGCTGGCACTTGAAGTTCTGGCTCGCCTCGCGCTCGTGGATGACCGCGACAACCCACCAGGGGACCTTGGTGGCAGCGCTTATCTCGACGTAGCGCGCCTTGGCCGCTGGAGCGCAGAGCCGCCGCGCCACCTCGTCGAACGCGTGGACGCGCTCCGGGCGCAGCTTCATCACGTCCCAGCGGTGCTGGTTCTTAGCTTTGAGTGCGGCGATGTCCGTCATATGCCTGGGACCTTCATGCGGGCGCTGACCATCAGGAGGAGGTCACGCGGATTGATTAGGTGCGCCGGAGCTGCGACCGGCCAAGCTAGCCACCCGCACTTGCGCAGCGCCAGGGCGATCTTCGCGGAGCATATCGCGTGGTCGGCTAGGTGGAGGTGCTCCGGCAACACGAAGCCGACGATGGCCTTCCAGTCGTAGGGCTCGCCGATGCTGTCATTCAGGTACTTGTAGAAGGTCGCGTCCATCGTTCCGCCGAGGTCCAGGACCATGTCGCAGAGGCCGGCGGGAAAGGCCACCGGGTCGTAGCCGTCCGGCAGCCGCGCCACCTTCCCCGCGTCATAGCCGACCGGGCGAGCCTGGGTGCCGCCGTCCAGGCGCGACCCGACGTAGGACAGCCCGTCCGGCGTCAGCGCCTCCACGTGGCTGGGGGTGAATGGCATGCACGTCTTCTCCTGGAGGACTATTGCCTCGCTCCCCCAGCCGGTTCCCCGGACGAACCTTATCTTCATACCGCATCTCCCTGGCCAGTAGCGATGGCTAAGGGTTGCCCGGCCGGTAGAATGGCGCCTAAGGTAGCCGGCCCCTCGTTAAGCCCTACTCCGGGCATCCCTAGGCCTAAGAAATCGACTCCGGGGCGCCCCAGGAGGTCGCCCGTCGCCCCGGACAGGCTCCGGACGCGTCCGAGGTCCGCCTTGTGGGTCCCCCAGGCCCTCCAGAACGCCTGGCAGGCGACCCAGCGGGTCTTGCGGACGAAGTGGTTCCGGGCCACCTCCATGGGCACCCCGCACAATAGAACGTGGGAGGCCCCACGCTCTATCGCGACCTTGGCGGCGAACAGGCCCGAGGACCCACCCCAGTCCTTCGTGGTGTGGGTGATGAATGGGTGGTTGGCGCGCCGGTTGTGGGCCCATACCTCCTTCGGGTCCGGGTGGTGGCCGGACCGGCGCAGGCTGAGCCATGCCGGTATCTTGTCCGGATGGAGGGAGGCGACGACGCACTCGCCCGGGAAGGTCGCGATCATGTCGTTGACCACGATGAACTCCGGCTGCGCCCCGGCCGCCGCGCACAGCGCCCGCGCCTCCTCGACCTCTGCCCAGACGCCCTCCGCGCCTCCGACCACGACCGTGACCCTAGAAGTAGAATTGGTCAAGCTAGCTGCTTGGCCAATTCTAGTTCCCTCGAAGACCATCGACTCGATGGCGTTGAATTTCTCGCCGATGACGCGGTGGTGGCCCTCGACGTTCTGAAGATCGGGGTGTTGTGAGTTGTGAACCTCGCACTGGGCCGCGTCGAAGCCGACGAACTTGAGCGTGGCGGCCATCAGCGAGGCGGTCCAGCAGGTACGGTGGCCGTGGCAGTTGATGATGGCGTCCAGCGCGCCGCGCAGGTCGGGCGTCTTGCCCCACTTGGCGGCCAGCTTGAAATAGTCATCATCGGTCGACCTGCGCACCTGCTCCACGGACGGGACCGTCACGCGCAGCACGCCGCCGACCGCCAGGACGCGCAGGCACTCGCGGAAGAACTCGACGGCCTGGTAGTAGTCAACGTGCTCCACGCAGTGCTCGATGAAGATGAAGGAGACTGAGGAATCACTAAACGGAAGACGTTTAGTGATATCTAAGTCAGCGTCGTGGTTCTCCCAGCCGGGGAGCTTGTTGGTGCCGCACCCGAGGTTGAGCTTCAGCATCTGTACAGTCCCTCGCGCAGGTCGTCGCGGGCGAAGATCATATTGTTCACCGCCCACGAGTGGAGGAAGTAGCCGGCCCCGTCGAGCAGCTCCTTCAGTTCCTTGGCGATGCTTCGGTCGGCGGTGAAGGCCTCAGCGCAGACCACCTTAGGCGTCGACGAGCTGCCCCAGTCGACGCTGCTCAGTATCTCCACGTCCAGGCCCTCGGCGTCGACGTTGAGCAGGTCCGGGAACTCGCCGCCCGCGTGCTCAGTTATTAGTTCCGTGACGGTCGTCATTGGCACGTCTATCTCGGACGCGATGGCGTACTTGGAGGCCAGCGAGTGGTCGAACGAGCTCAGCCCCGGGGCGGTGGTGCGGTAGAAGCGACGCCCGCGCAGGTGGCCGGTGACGCCGGCGCAGATGTTCTTGTCCTCCGGTCGCAGCCTGGTGAACTCCTCCATCAGGTCCGGGTTGGCCTCCACGTTGATGCCGCGACCACCGCGCTCGTACATCAGCGCCGTGTTGCTCAGGTGGTACGGGTGGTGCGCGCCGATGTCCAGCCAGGACGGGTGGTATATCTTCAGCTGGTGGAACATCGCCAGCATGATCAGGTCGTCACCGTGCTGCGCGTAGGTGAAGCCGCCGAACACCTGGTCCTTGTGGTCGCTCCAGGGGAGGTCGTGCCTCACGCCGCGGCCCCCGCCAGCAGGCCGATGGCCTCGACCCACCGGTCATAGATCGCGATGTCATCGCAGTGAGTGATCCAGTCGATGTCTCGCAGCGCGACGTTGTCTGGCGTCAGCACGTGCCTGTCGTCACGGAAGGCGTGCCACGGCATCATCTTGAGCCGGTCCCTGAGCAGGCTGAACAGCACGCTCTCACTGGTCACCGGGTAGCGCTTGAGCGTCGGCCATTCGTAGCGCCCTATCAGGTCGCTCTCCTCCAGGTACTTGACCCGGAAGAACATCAGCCCGGTCTCGACCCACCTCGGCTCCGGGCCGTTCCTCATCCCGCCGACGCGGGCAGACGCAGCGTCGACGCCGTCGCGCTCCATCTCCTGGCATATTGGTCGGACTGGTAGGCGGAACAGTGAGTCGCCCTCAACGTGCGCGACATAGTCATACTCGCCCTCGACGGCGACCGCCAGGCCGGTGGTGAAGGCACGCCCCCACCCGTCGCGTCCGCCCTTGACCGCCGAGCCGATGTCGTCAGGGAAGGTGAGGTAGGCAATGTCAGGAGGGATGACGCGCTCAACGTCCCAATTCGAGCCGCCGCCGTCCACCAGCAGCAGGTCGACGTCGGGGTTGAGACGGCGGTGGAGCGCGATCCAGCGCTTCAGCAGCTCCTCGCGCTGGGTAGAGTCGACCCACATGGTACCGAACATCAGGACGCGCATTTCAGTCTCATCTCGTCTACGGCGACCTGCACGGCGTCGGTCGACGTTAGCGTAGGCCGCCAGCCGAGCGCGCGCAGCCTATCGCAGTCGGCATACGAGTAGCGGCGTACGTCCCCAGCCCAGGTCTTGCCATCAAAGAAAACTGGGGCGCCGTCCGCGACGATCTCAGCGACCTTCCTGACAGAAGTCCTCCCGCTCCCAGCTGCTGCGTGGTAGACCGAGAATGGCGCCTTGTCCCAACAAAGCACGGACAGCATGATGGCATCGAGAAGATCATCAACGTGCAGGTAAGGCTTAAGCTGGCTACCGTCGCCGTGAACTAGCAGCCCGTCAGCTCCCAGCCGCCTGAAGAGGTCGTGGACGACTCCGTGGGTGGTCCGGCTCCCGCCGACCACGTTGGGGAAGCGCATGATTATGGATCGCATGTCGTAGGCGTGCGTGAACGCGGAGACGTAGGCCTCCGCAGCGAGCTTGCTGGCGCCGTAGAAAGATATGGGACGCATCGGCCCGTGGTCCTCGCCCAGCGGCACATCGCTCTCACCGAACACAGCCGAGGAGCTGGCTAAGAACAGGCGCTTGACTCCATGGTCGCGCATCGCCTCCAGGATGGAGATGGTAGTCAGCAGGTTTAGTTCTAAGTCGAGTCTACTGTCTGAGGAGCCCGCCGCGATGTCAGAGTTGGCTGCGAGATGGAACACGCCGTCAAACTTCACCTCCTCAAACAAAGTATCTAGGCATCGTGCGTCCCTAGCGTAAAGGTGAAATCTGTCGTTGCCAAGCAGGTGGGCAACGTGCTCGGTGCTACCAAGTCGCATGTTATCAGCGCACCACACGTGATCACCAGACGTGATCAGCCGGTCGCAGAGGTGGCTGCCGATGAACCCGGCTCCGCCCGTGACGAGTAGCCGCATGAACCCTCCTCCCTGTAGACTATCCTGCTTCCTATGAAATCAAAACTGAATGGCACCCGCCGAAGACTACTCAGTGACTGGCAGATGGCCTCATGACGATCCAACGGCGCGCACAGAAGCAGGAAGCCGCTGCCGCCCGCGCCGAGTATCTTCCCGCCCGTGGCGCCCGCCGCCCGCGCCAGCGAATACATGCCGTCAATCTCGTCGGTGCTGATGCCCGGAGCCAGCGTCCGCTTGATCATCCAGGCCTCGTGCATCACGGGTCCAATGGCCGAGAAGTCCCGCCGGAGCCAGTCGACCAACCGCAGCATGGCCTTGAGGCCCTTGACGTTGGCCGTGGATCGCTCCTGCTGCGCGGTCAAGACCGTCGACGCAGCACGCCCGCCACCGACGTAGAACAGCATCAGGGTCCTCTGGATGGACGGGGGCATCATCAACGGCCTGACGTCGACCAGACCATTGGCGTTGAACCTGAGGAAGTTGACGCCGCCGAACGCGCAGGCGAACTGGTCCTGCTTCCCTATCGGCTCGCGCAGGTCTTCTATCTCGATGGCGCACGCCTCCTCCGCCAGAGCCATGGGTCCCCGGTCGTGACCGCGGTAGACGTGGAGCGCGTTCAGGAGCCCGACGCAGTAGGCGCTGGAGGAGCCGAGCCCGGTGCCGTGGGACGGCACGTCGGCCACCGACGTAATCTCGACGCCCGACTCAACATAAGTCCTTAGCAGCGCAGCGCAGGCTATCGGGTGCTCGACCTCCCCGGCACAGGCCACGTTCTCAGTGCGCGAGTAGCTGACGCGGACCTGCCCGTCGAACTTGCCATTGACGGTAACGTAGACATACTTGTCGATGGCCGCGCTGATGACCGCACCGCCGTGCTCGCGGTAGAACGAGGCAACGTCGGTTCCGCCGCCGACGAAGCTCATGCGAAGCGGGGTGCGGCTGACTATCACGAGGCCTCCGCCACTATCGTCTCGATCTCGAAGAACTTATCGCCGATAACTTTGTGATGTTTTTCAACATCACAAAGCGCCTTGTGTCGAGAGGTGTGGGGAGAGCACCTCTCGACATTCTCAAACCCGGCGAAGAACAGCAGCGCCTCCAGGACGGTCCACGTCCACGGCGACCGCGAGCCCCACGCGTAGAGGATAGCGCGCGCCGGTCCACCGTTGGAAGCCGCCATCGCGGCGTAGTCGGCGTCCTCGCATTTGGCGATCTGCTCAAGCGACGGGACGGCTATCCTCAAGACCCCCTTAGGTTTTAAGACTCGCCTGCACTCCTTGAAAAACCTGATGGCGTCATACTGCTCCAGCCTCTGCACGCGGTGCTCGCAGACGAGGTAGTCAACCGAGGCGTCAGCGAACCCAAGTGGTTTGCTGATGTCTGCCTCACCATCGTCAGGTCCTTGTCCGAGGTGAACGACCTTGGTACCGCTGACGAAGCGGTCATAGATGTCGTCTCGGTCCCAGCAGTGGGTAACCCAGTCCAGCTCGCCGACGTTCTCCGGCGTCACCAACTCCTTGTTCCCGCGCACGGCGCGCAGCGGGAGCAGTCGCAGGGCGCTCCCGAGCAGGCTTCGCACCACACGCTCCGGCGTCGGCGCGACGTTCCGCGCGCGCCAGTTGTACCGCTCCGTGAACCGACTCTCCCTTAGGAACTTGGTCGAGAAGAACATCAGCCCGGTCTCGACCCAGCCGCCCTCCTGCTGTCCCTTGCGTGTCACCACCGTGGAGGCCGCGCCGACGCCGTCGCGCGCCATCTCCCGGATGATTGGCTCCACCGGCCTGCGCAGCAAGCTGTCGCCCTCGACGTGGACCACGTAGTCGTAGCCGGAGTCGACCGCGGCGTCGAGGCCGAAGCTGAACGCCCGCCCCCACCCGTCGCGGCCTTGGCGCGAGAGGTGGCCGACGTTGCTGGGGAACGAGAACCAGGACAACTTCGCCATCTTCCCCGGCTCGTGCCTGGTGAAGTCGGCGAGGTCGAGTTCGCCCCAGCACGGCGAGGCCGAGTCTACCAGCAGCACGTCGCAGCTCGGGTTGAGTCGGCGGTGGAGCGACAGCCAGTGGCGAAGCAGTTTCAGCCTGTGGTCGGAGTCGACGTAGCACGTGGCGAGCAGCAGCACGCGCCTCCGCCGCCCGTGCTCCGCGATGAATGACTTGATCTTCTCTAGTGCCGGAGCGAGAGCCGTGCGCTTGTCGCAGTCGTGAGATGAACTGTGGCAGTCGCACGGTCGGTCCGGGTTGATGCCGAGGGTCGGCGCCAGGTGGGCGCCCGCCGCCTGCGTCGTCTTGAACGACTCGCGCCCGCCGTAGACGATGATCGAGGGCGTGCCGACCGCCTGCGCAAGCACCGGGGCGAAGCCGGCGTTGCAGAACACCAGGTCGGCCTCCGCCCACAGCGCCGCCATGGTGGGGAAGTCCAGCTCACCCTTGTGCAGCTTAACGTCGGCGTCCGCCTCAGGACCCACGACCCACTCGCGCCCGGGGTCGAGGTCGGCGACGCTCACGACGAAGTACTGGTCGCGCACCGAGCGGAACAGCTCGTCGTACACGGCGGGGTCAGGGTTGCGCGTGGTTGAGTTCCACTCGCGGCGCAGCACCACCGGGCGATAGATCATCAGCGGCTTCCCGCCGAGGTTCCAGCTATCGACAAGGCTCTTGGCCTTATCGATCCACTCAGGTCGAAGTGGCATCGTGAAGTCCGGGCGGTCGGAACTTACGCCCATCCGCGCCATGACTGTCCCGAGGATGGAGCCGTGGCGATCAATCTCCGGCTTCCCGTAGCCCATCTTGATGACGTGTGCGCCCGGCGGCACGTGCGTCGGCTTGAACAGGTGGCGCTCACGCTGGACCGTCTTCGCCTGGGCGTGGAGGTTGGTGGTCTGCAGGACGAGGTGCAGGCCCTCTTCGATAAGGTCGTGGTACATCAGGTGGTGACAGCTGCGCAGCCACACCTCGTGCTTCTTCATGAGCTCGCGGAGCCCGGCCCGCTGGTGCAGGCAGTCCCCGATGCCGACCATGCCGTTGATGACTATCGGGGACTTTGGTGCCTCTCCCTTAACATCAACTACCAAGTCATTCTCCAGTGACCGAATGCGGTTGACCACCTCGCGCGACAGCGTCACGCTCTGAGTCGTTCCTGGCATGACCTTTATCTGGCGCTGTGAGCCGACGATGCCGTCGTAGATGATGCGAGGCGTCTTCGTCGGGTTGCTCAGCTGGCACTGGACAATCATGACCTGTGGACCACCTGAGTCTGGACCGTGTGCTCGATCTCGATGCCCGCTTCCTCGATGGCGCGTCGCACGCCCGGGCAGTAGTCGCAGTCGTAGTCGTCAAACACCATGATGCCTCCGGGGGTCATTCGCGGAAGGAACCAGCTGATCGCGTCCCGCGTCGATACGTAGAAGTCAAAGTCAAGGTACACGAAGGCGAATGAGTAGTGCTCAAGGTGCTCGCACCTTGACGGAAATATGCCAGGGACGAGGATGATGTTCGTGAGACCAGCTACGTTGTCGCGTACGACTTCGATGGATGTGGCGCTGAACTCCCCCGCCGGGTGGAGGTCGCCGTATCCGCGCGCCTCCTCCGGCAGCCCAGTGAAGGTGTCGAAGCCGAACACCATCTTGTCTGGCAGCGCCTCCGCGATAGCGCGCAGGCACCCGCCGAGGAACACTCCGCACTCAGCCGCCTCCCCGGGCACGTCCGCCACGGAGCGCGCCAGCTTGATCAGCGAGTCACGCTTCTCATCAACGGTGGTCGAGAAGATCACCGCGACACCTCCCAGAACTGGTTGTCGCCGGGCTTCTGGCGGTAGGTCGTAGCCCGGTTGCAGCTCTTGCAGATGGTGTCAGCGGGACCTACCTTGGCATTCTCCGCGCGCAGGCGGCCCATCCCCGGCGACTCAAAGATCGAGTAGTAGTCTCCAGTCAGCAGGTTGCCGACCCGGTGCTTGGTCGAGTAGTCCATGCAGCACAGCACCACGTCGCCGTTCGGGAACACAACGTTGTGGTCGTAGAACGGCGTGAACGAGCAGGACACCGGGCCGACGTGATGCGTATGAGGGACATGAATGTCCGGGTCGACGTTGCCGGCGCGGTCCAGGCCCTCCCACTGGCGCGAGCTGGCCGGCATCTTCACGGACGGATGGACCCGCGAGCGGTTGTCCATCGTCATGGCCCGAAATGATCGCAGGCCCTTGCCTGCGGTCATAAACATGCTGAGCACCTCGTCGTACTCCGCCGAGGGCTTGTAGCCGCGCATGTTGCCGTTGGCGTCCGGCAGGTGCAAACAGACCTCCTTCACCTGGTCGCGGTGGTCCAGCATCAGCGCGACGACCCGGCGCGCGTCGTCCGGCGTCAGTCCGTACAGCGTCGTGTACACGACCACGTGGTAGCCGCAGCTGAGCGCCAGCTCCAGCATCTCTGTCGCGTTCGGGTTGGCCCACGGCTCGGACATCCCCGAGAAGTCGACCTGGACGTGGAGCGGAACCTTCGACAGTATCGTGGCGAAGTTCTCCACGGACATGTACTTCTCGGCGTCGCCGTAGCTCGCCTTAAGCTTGTCCTGCGGGCAGTAGGTGCACATCAGCGGGCACCCGACCATGGTGGTAATCTCAAGGCTGGGCATCAGGGCGGGCTCAGGTCGTCGGTGAGGCTTCCGGAGGTGACGGTGAAGGCTCCGGAGGTGCCGTGGGCGTTGGTCGGGAAGTCGGTCGCGTTCCCCGTCAGCATGATCGGCGGGCGCCCCAGCGCGGAGATGGCGACCGAGGGCGACACCCAGCCGGCGCTGTAGAACAGCGCGACGGTCGCGGGCGATATGTCCCCGGCCGTCAGGAAGTTGAACCCGGGCCATATCGACAGGTCGCACATCGACCCGGTGTAGAACGTCCCGGTATCGTCCGTGCCGACGAAGAGCGGCAGGCCGTTGTTCTGAACGCTGAACGAGACGCTGGTGTCGGTGATGGACCCAGTGGCGTCCACGCCGTCGACCTTAAGCTTCAGGATTTTGCTCCCTGACCCGAAGTCAGTCTGCGCAGCGAACATGATGTGGTGCCACGCCGAGCTAACAGTTGCCGAACTCCTGACCGAAGCTCGGTGGCTGCTCTTATCCCAGACCGCAGCAGTGACCTTCCCGGCGTTGGCTCCACCCGACCCGGCGAACTCGCTCAGGAACAGGTCATCGGGGTCCACTACCCAGGCCGGTGGTCCCGGGCTGGTGAACCAGTTGTTCTTGAACCAGCCGGCGAAGGCGAAGAACTCATTGTCCACGCACGTCAGCGACGGCAGCACGACCGCTGCAGAGTTGAACTGCACGGCGAACGGCCCGCCTATGGGAGGCGTCGGAGGGATAGATGCGGTAAGGTCCTGCGCGGTAATTCCTGGTATCATCGCGATCTTCCTGGAGGATCAAATGACAGCTGAAGGTCCGTTTGGAAGATGCTAGTATTTGGAGGGAAAGTCAGTGTGTGACTCCAAGAGATGCCGCGATCTTCACTGTACCAAAAGCCAGGGTTCCCTGACCCAAGGACTGGATCGACGGTCGCCACGGTCGTTATCTTTCCTGGGTAGGGGATGCTCACCGTAGTTGGTACTGTCCCGGGGCGCAGCGGGTTAGGCACGGCTACCGTCTCATATACCGGAGCGTGAATGATGGGGGTGACGAGCTTTCGGAACGTGAAGTCATTCAGCACCGGTGGCGGAAAAGGGTTGACGGGAAATGCCAGGTTTATGATAGGTGGGTCGTTCGTCAGGACCAGCTGGCCGTCTTCCGCGTGGTACGGAGGGAAGGAGCCAGCGTCGCCGACGACCTTCGACCAGTCGAAGCCGTTCGTCGACATAACCACGGTAGACTGGCCTGAGTCCAAGCCGAAGAGACTGTAGCTCCACGGACCAACGCCACCACCACCACCATCGCGGCCATATATCCACCCGTTTGACTCATTGTACCCGAATATCCAAGCCCCGTTCCCGTAGGCGTAGGGTATGAAATAGGCCCAGGCGTCTCCCGGAACCTCAACGGTGGTCCAGGCCTTGCCGTCCCTCGACGTGTGAATACGGTTGACGCGGCTCGTGTCCACGTGAAACTCAATGATGTCGAACCCCTCCGTGATGCTGCCGGCAGGCACCGGCCCGGAGTTCTCGAACAGGACGAAGATGCCAGCGAGCCAGCTCACGTTCACGACCTGCTGGAACGGGTCAAACCGCCACGGCGGGTCGACCACCTTGGAAGTCTCGTCCAGGTTGTCGGGCTTCGAGCCGTCGAACACGGCCTCAGTCGGGTCGAACGGGTCGGTCGTGTCCGGGTTGGGAAGGCTGGGGTCGCTTACCTTCTTCCCTACCTTGCCTGGCTTGCCGTCGAGTGAGTCATTGTTTAGGGTGAAGACGCGCTCCTGGCTGTTCTCCTTAGCGTCACGGAACTTGAATGCGTCCGTGAGCTCCATGTCGACCCACACAGCCTGGGTGTTGTCATTTTTCATGTAGTAGCGGACGACGTGCGACTTCAGCTGCGTGAAGGTCTTGCCGTCGCCGTCGACCCACACAGCCTGCGTCAGCGGCGGGTCGACCGGCAGTTTCGTAATCGGGTCCTTGCTGAAGTGGCTTACGAGGTCGCCCACGTTGGTTGGCGGCGGGTCGGGGTCGTTCCTGTAGATGCGATATACAGACTGCTGCGCGCTAGTCTTGGCGTCCTTGTGGTGGTATTTCTCGACGCGCTCGACGGAGATGGCGTTGTCGCCTCCGGCCAGAGGCTTACTCACGTCAGCGTAGGTGACCGTCACGCCGTCGTCGTCCAGGCGCGCGTTCGCCACCGTGTGGACGTGGACCTTGCGCGTCGTCGCGTCGGTGTTGTCGTCGGACGAACCGCTGCCGTTGATGAAGTGGAAGTTGTACTCCTGAGAGTTGGTCTTCGGGTCCTTGAACTTGATCGTCTGGATCACAGGGACGTCGACGTGGCGCGCATCGTCGCTCTTGTCCGGCTCGTCGCCCGCGTCGACTGGCGGGGTCAGCCGCTTGACCTTAGTGGTGCGACTGAACTCCTCAGGCATGGGTCGCCAGGAGGCCGAAGATGTCCCAGGAGTCAGCGCCCACCTTCTTCAGCGTGACGGTGGCACCGTCGCCGGCGGTCTGGTTCAGGAAGCCGGTAACCGGGTTGATCTGAGCGGCCGACACACCCTCGAACAGCACCGGGACGTGGGTGCCGTTCGCCTGCCGCGAGTGTATCTCGGTGCCGACCGGGAAGTTGACGTGGTCGTCAGCCGGCACGAAGAATATGCACCCGTCAGGGTTGGTGAACCTGTTGTAGGTGTTGCTGTCCGCCAGCGTCGGAGTGAAGGTGTGGTCGCTCTGGGTCTGGACGACCGCGAGCCCGGCTGGTGCTATCCACTGCGTGGTAGGAGGATCGGGGCCACCCGGGACGGTAACGGTCAGCACGTCGCCGACGTTCCCGCCGAGTGGCAGCACGTCGGTCGGGAAGGTGACGATGGGCGAGAGCAGGTTGTGCCCCATCCCGTCCGTGACGTTCGGGTCGAACGTCAGCCCGCTGGTGTAGTTGCGCGCCACCAGGTAGACTGTGCCGTTGTCGTTGAATACGTCATAGGGCACGTAGACGTTGCTAGGCAGCCAGGCACCAGTCGGCAGGTTGGTCAGGTTCCAGGTCGCGGTCGGCAAGGTGAACGGTCCGAGAATCGTCGAGTCAGTCAGGTGGAAGAACAGCTGGTTGGGAGGCGTGAAGGTGATCGACGCCAGGGAGACGACCAACCCAGACAGGTGGTCGTTAAACGCGGCCAGCTGCGACTCGAAGTCGAAGAAGTTGTCGTCAACTTCGAAGTCGTGCAGCAACCGTCCGAGGCCCACGCCCCATTTCGCCAGGTCGGTCGTGCAGTATTTTATGGTCATGTCTGCGTCTCTTCCTTCGGCTGCTTCACCTCGTAGACTGTGGTGGAGGCCGCGAAGCTGGCGTGGAACGTCTTGGTCGCGCCGATGCGGCCGATGGTCAGCTGCACGAGCGGCGCGGCCGGCACCGACAGGCCTGTGGGCGAGCGGCGAGCGGGCGCGGTGTTCGGCGTCTGGAACGGTCGGAAGGTGGTCTCTAGCGTCATGGCGAAGACGGCGCCTCGGTGTTCACCTGCTGCGGTATTTCTAACTGGGTCGTCAGTATCTGGTACTCAGCCTGGAACGGACCATTGACCACCGGCTTCAGCTGGAGGTCCTTCCACAGCGCGTTCCCGGCTAGCGCGGTCTCGACCGTGAAGCGAGAAAGGGACGCGACGGCCTCCTGCTGGATCAACGACGGCCCTCCTGGCGTGGCTCCGAGGCGCGCGGCGGTGACGATGATCGGCAGCACGTTGTTGATAGCCGCTAGCTGGTCGGCCGTCGACCCCTGGGACCGGTTGACGACAGCCACCTGAGCCTTGGTCAGCGGGAATATCAGCCCGTCGTCGTCCGCCCCGTCCCCGGGGATGGTGTAGCCTACGTCCGACGAGGGCAGCGGGACGATGGTGCCGGCGAAGTAGCGATAGCCCTCGCAGTAGCCCTCGCAGTAGGTCTGCTGGCCCGGTGACGCCGTGACCGCGCCGCCGAAGCCGATGGCGCAGGCCATCTTCACGTGGCCGATCAGCAGCCCGGTGGTGACGTTGGCCTCGAACTTGTACTCAGTGATCTTCCCCAGGGCCTGCCCGCCGGGGAACCGAGGGTCATAGACCAGCGCGTTCATCCGGCACGACAGCGCGACGGCCCGCTCGAACGTACAGTCGAACTCCACCTGGACGACGCGGCAACCCTTGATCAGCCGGGCGCGAGCGCGACTTATCAAGTGCTCCAGGCTCCACAGCCCTCGGTCCGTCGGAAAGTAGGAACGCCGCGCCAAGTCTACGATAGGAAGCGTCAGGAAGTTTCCAGCCAGCGCGACGCCGATCCACACGGCTCCGCCGTCGCTCAGCGAGCTGTCACCGCCGCCGAACGGCGGCTCGAACAGTCCGGTCTCTCCCGCCTGGACGCACATGAAGTACTGCGACCCGGTCGGCACTCGGGTGCCGATGCAGACCCACACGACCTCGTTGTCGGTCGTCTCCGCGCCCCAGGTCGAGCTGAAGCCCGGCTCAGAGAGGCCTGACAGCCCACCGAGGTAGCACACCTGGTAGGAACCGTTTGAGCCCCGGCATATCTGGCCCTCACCGATGGAGGAACCGAACAGCCGGGGAGGCGGCACCAGCGCCGTCCAGGGAGCCCAGGTGAACGGGATGGGGCGGATCAGGTCACCAATTTGAACGGCAATTGAGGCTTCCCAGTTGTTCGCGGAAGTCGGCAGCGAGGTCCCCAGCGACACCCACGTCACGGCCCCGTCGATTGTCTGCCCGCCTATGACGGATGAGAACGTAGGCTCGGCCGTACCCGCGACCGAGCCGTTGGGGGAGATAGAAAGCTGGTAGCTGCTACCGCCCGCAACCGTTGGTTGGTTAGGGTACATCACCGTGTACTTGTCCACCGGCTTGCCCTTGAGGGAAAGCCAGTCGAGAACCAGCTGCAGCGGCTCCCCGACGTCGGAGCCGGACAGCGTGATCGTCTCCTGGACCGGCAGCGGCGGAGACTGGGCCGGGGTCAGCACCTGCTGGACGTTAGCCTGGAGCGTGAAGCGAACGCGCTCGACCCTCGGGCGCGAGGCGTCGTAGCGCAGCGCCAGGGCCGTGTCGACACGCCACTGCGGTATCCATAGCTCAGTGGAGTTATTGGTCGCCGTGGGGATGGAGACCGAGTCAGGGTCTTCCGGGTCGATGAAGCCAGACTGGGAGAAGTAAGTGATCACCTGCTTGATGTACGGCGCTCCGCTAATCGGAATATCTTGCGACTCACTCTGCGACATGGTGTCGCCGTCGTTGTGCTTCTTCTCGTGGTTCTCGAAGTGGAACTCCGAGTGGTACATGATGGCTGAGTTTAGGCCGTAGGTGTCGAAGGCCGAGCCTGCCTGGCACGACCACCCGCCGCCGAGCGACTGCAGCGGCTTAGGCCAGTCACTTATAAGCGACGCTCCGGTGTAGGTGAACCATGTCTCCGGCCCGAAGTCGATGTTGCCCACCGCCGTCTGCGTCCAATGAACGTCCGCGTCGACGTTGATAGCCGTTACCGGCGCCTGGCCTATCGTGTAGTCGACGCTGTCGCGCGGCACGTCGCTCGGCAGGAACGTCTGCAGCCCGTCCTCCCCGACCAGGTAGTCGGAAAAGTTCACGGCGTGCGTTACCTTGTCGACGTGGTACAGGCCCGAGTATCCCTCCAGGATGGCGTAGGGATCGTCGCGATGCGCCGGGTCGTAGAACACCGGATCGTAGCCCGGGCGCACCTTCAACGTCTCGGCCACAGCCTGGACCAGCGCGAGGTAATCAATCGACTGCGCTATGAATATGACGGTCACCGTCTCAGCGAACATGTTGGTAGGGATGCCGACGAGCCGCCCGAAGAAGAACGGCACGACGGTGTCGGTTCGAGGGTTGAGCCACGACAGCCATAGCCATATCTGCCGACCGTGAGCCAGCAGCCCCTCGCGCGGGTTGCGAATGACCGCCGTGACGGTGCACGACTGGCCCTCTGCGTGAACTCCGCTGAGGGAGATGATCTGAAGGTCCTTGCGGAAGTATGAAGGGTCCCATGTCGTCTGGTCCTGGTCTACCCAGGCCGCGCCGAACGAGTTGCTCACGGCACCCTGACCTCGCGCAGCGACAGCCGCCAGTTGTACTCGGTCAACCGCTCCTTGTTGCCGGACGAGAAGCCGGTGATCATCATCTCCAGCTGCGGCCTGTAGTAGGTGTAGCTTCCCTCCACGCGGACGGAGCCGGAGACCTCCATGCGCACCTGGGAGCCAACGCCTGTCAGGAACCGCAGCTCATGAATGCACTCGACAAGACACACCGTACCGAGCCACGCGTCGCCGTCCATCGACGGAGCGTCCTGCTCAGTGCAGGTGATGACCGACTGGAACTTGCGGAACTGCGGCGAGGTGAGGTCCATCAGCTCGCCGTCGATGTCCTCCCTTATCCATGACCCCATGGCGTCACCTCCGCCACCCGTGCTGGTAATGAAGTCCAGCGTCTGGGTCACGTCGCGCGAGGAGAACGGCGGCAGCGTGGGAGCGTGCCGGCCAGAGAGTGGCGTCAGGACCAGGAGGGAGAACGGCGTCGTCATCGGCTATAGTGACTCGGCTTGGGGCCCAGGTTGGCGATCTGGTCCATGGTGGAGCGCGCCTGCATCTGGCTTACGGCGTCGGGCGTCCCGAACAGCGTCCCGACGTGCTGGCCATTGAAGTGAATCGGAACCGGGTGGAGACCCGCTCCCGGGGAGGCCATCACCGGACCGCCCTCGGCGAAGTGGGGAAGGTCGAGCGCCACCAGCGGCGTGCTTAGCCCGTCGACGAGGCCACCAAGCGAGAACTTCGGCAGCTGCATGTTATTGACGGCGTGCATGAACGGCAGGCCGTAGTGCTGGACCGCCGCCGTCTTATGGAAGAACTCACCGGCCGACGCCATGACGTGGACACCGTCGCTGGTGCCGGTCCCCACGCCGTGTATCTCGCCGCCGCCCGCGCGCTGCTGCACGTCACTGTCGACGCTGTCTTTCGGGACGGGGACCTTGTCTAGGTTGTCAGCCGCCTTCTCGCCGGAAGTCGCCAGCTTGTCGAACACTGACCCTACCTTGTCAGCGTTGGTAGTGAAGTCATTCTCAGGATTGACGGGTTGGCGTCCAGTGAAGTCATTCTCAGGCTTGACGGGTTGCGAGAACGTGAAGTCATTCTCAGGCTTAACGCCGCCCGGAGCGGCTGCGCTTGGAGCGGCTGCGCTTGGAGCGGCTGCGCTTGGAGCGGCTGCGCTTGGAGCGGCTGCGCTTGGAGCGGCTGCGCTTGGAGCGGTAGAGGACTTCTGACCGGACAAGGAGCCCTGCCTGAGGATAGCCTCCAGGTCTTGCTCGATCTGGGAGAGCGTCTTGTTTGATGTTTCATGAGACTTGAGAATTTCAGCGTCCAGGTCAACCTGTGCCTGGGCGTACTTCAGCATCGAGTAGTCGTGCGAGAGCGGGGCGCCCTGCTCGTCCTTCGCCAGCTTGAGTGAGGTATCCTCCTTCTCCAGCTTGGCCGACTTAATCTCTGCCTGGGTCTTCTCAACATCAACCTGAGCTTTCTGTGGCTCCAGGTATGAGTACTTCGCCTCGATGCCCGCGCGCCTGGCGTCGTTCTCAGCCTTCTCCGGCTGGAGGTAGGCATACTGCTCCTCGATCTTCGCCTTGCGCGCGGCGACCTCCGCAGCGTCTAATGCGGCCAGGCGCTTCTGCTGGTTGATGGCGGTCTGCTCTGCCTTGTCGTCGGCGTCTGGCTTCCCGCCGCCGATGCGTAAATTAAGTTGAGCCTGACGAAGGTTCAGGCCCGCGTCCTCTGACTTCGCGTGCGCGTCACCGACCGCGAACTGCGCCAGCTGCACGCCCTTCTCCGCCTCGACCTTATTCAGCTGAGCTGTCTTAACAGCTGTCTGTGACTCCTCCAGGCGCTTCTTCGACTCCTCGGCGTTTATCTCGGCCGACTTGATGGCGAGGCCTGCCGACTTGTCTGCGGCCTCGTCCTTTTTGAGCTTTATCTCCGTTTCCTTAGGCTCGAACTCCGCGTCCAGCTTCGCCTTAGCCAGGCCCAATGACTTACCTATCGAAGAAAGCTGGTTAGCGTTATTGATGAACTCCTTGTTGGCCTTGTCTACGCTGCCGCCTACCTCATTGAAGCCGTTCCTTACCTCCTCCAAGTCGCTGGTGAACCGCTTGGCGTCGAACGCTCCGAACGTCTCCTTGAGGGCATCTAGGGACTGCTGGCCAGTGCGCGGCGGCGCGGCGGCAGTTTCGTCTAGACCTACGAATGACTTCCTGACGTTCTCCTTGGCGGCGCTGACCCTGTCTAGGCGGTCCGCTCTGTTCTTAATGATCGAGCTTCTTACTTCCTCGACGCCCTTGGAGGCGGCGTCGAAGAAAGAGGCCAACTTATTTAGTGTACCGGCGATGATGCTTATGTCGCCTAGCGCGTGCTCCAGCCGACCGCTGGACGCTGAGACGTGCTCCCAGGCGTCACTAATGCTCTCCGGGAACGCCTCCTTGGTCGCCGCCGCTCTCTTTGAGACTTCAGGGCCTGCGTTAGTCGCCGCCTGAAGGAACTGACCCGCCGTCGTCAGCGGCTGTCCGGCTGGTTTTATCTTGCTCAGCTCGTCCGCGATGGACTTCATGAGCTGAGGCATCGTCTTAGCGGCGGAGTCGAAGGCCTCCTTCGTCAGCTGGCCGCTCTCGCGCACGGAGGTCAGCAGCTCCGTGACGCTGGAGACCTGCTTGCTCGGCTCCAGCCTGTCGGCCTGAGCGCCCTTGATCAGGGTCGACAGGACGGAGACGAGCCTGTCGTCCTGAAGCTGGCTGGACTGAGGCTGCTGCTGGTTTATCCTTCCTAGCTCGCCGAAAGGTCCGGCCAGCTTCTCATTGGAAGTGCCGAGCGCCTGGGCTGGCTCTTCCAGGCTCTTAAGCTGCTGCTTGCCCCTCTCCGGCGAGCCCGCGAAGACGCCTAGCTTGTTGGCCGCGTCATTCGCGGCGTCGCCTGACTTCTCCAGGGCCGTTATCAACAGGCCGCTGATGGCCGTGGCGAGGACGACGATGCCACTGCGCGCGGCGAACATCAGTCCAGACAGCGCCCCCATCTCGATGCCCGCCTCATGCAGGGCCGGGTGCAGCGAGTGAATGGACTTACGGAAAATCTCTATGGCGCTGATGTCCTCGCCGAAGCTTTCCTTTTCCTTCGGAGCAACGTGAGGGGCAGCGGGCTTTGGAGCGGCAGGCGTAGGTATCGCCTGCCCGCCAGGACCGACGCCGCCCTGGCCGTAAAGCTTCTTGCTGAGGTCCTGGCCGGCGTTGCCGATGGCCTCAAGCTTCTTGATGACGTCGTCCGCTCCCTCAAGGGAGATGTGCTGGACTATGTCGCTGCTGTCGTCAGCCATTATTTCTTGAACCTCGCGAGGTAGTACGCGCGCAGCTTGCGCGCCACGTCCTGGGCTATCTCGATCAGGTGGAACTTCTTAGGGATGGTCACGGACTCCTTGCCGAAGTACCTCATCGGCCTCTTGTCGCCGTCGGCCGCGGCCGCCTTGGAGCCGAGCAGCTCCAGGCCGTCCGACTTGCGCGTGACGTGGAACAGGCCGCCAGGGTAATCGCGGGCAAACACGCCCTTGGCGTCCGTGTCGCTCAGCGGTATCCACAGCATCGGCTTTCCTGCTATGGTCGCACCGAACTGGAACACGCGCCAGTACGGTACGTCCTCGTGGGCGTTGATACGGATGCTGCCGCCGCCCTCGCTGACGTCGACGTGGAAGCCATCCAGCCAGCGCGACCCAAAGTTGCCGGCTTGGGTGATGTCGGAGCGACCCCTTATCTCCAGGTCGTAGGCCGCGTCCTGGGCCGCGCCGCGCGCCGCCGCGCGCACGCGCGCTCCCTCCCTAGCTACGGAGCGCGCGAACATCGGGCCGACGCGGTCGCCATCGAAGTAGACGCGGAGAGCGGTCAAAATTCGCGCTCCATGTCGTCCATCTGCTTCTTGATCAGCTTCCCGTCTCCGCAGTTGGCAACCGCCGCGTAGTAGAGTTCCTCATAGAGCCGGCGCTTGCGGCGCTTGTCAGCCAGAAACAAGTAAGCCGCCATCATCCTCGGCGTCATGTCCCAGACGCTTGGGTTGGTGGCGGCTCCGAGGGCTTCTGCGGCTTCTGCGATCTCGTAAAGGATGCCTTTCCAGCTACGTCGTCGACGGTCCCTCCCATCATTGATGATAATAGTCGGACGAAAGGGCCGAGGCCCTGCTTGAAGGTCAACCCCCTCGTCTTCTCCAGTATCTCTATCTGGACCTCGATCGAGAGGCGGTCAGCGTCCCGCTCCGCCTCCCTGTCCGCCTCCTCATCATCGGTGATCCAGCCGAGGGCAGCAGCCACCACCGGCGCGATGGCCGGTGGCGCGAACTTCTTGAGCACCACAGTCTTCTCGTCAGACGACACCGTGCTGTCGAACAACTTCTCGAGCGCGGGGAACCTGTTCAACAGGATGCCGATGCGTCCGCCTGAGATGCCGTAGACGGGAACCTTCTTGCCATTAATCTCGACTGTCTCACTCTGAGGCAGTACGTCGCGCAGGCCTAGACCTTTAGCCATGGTAAAGTGCCCCTCCCAGGGCTCGTTTAAATTTACGGCGAAGCGATGTCGGTGTTGGTGAAGATGCCGAACTGGCCGGTGTGCGGGTCCTGAAGGATGTCCGCCTGGAAGTCCAGCAAGCCCCACGAGCCCGATCCTGCTGAGATCAGGGAGATGGGCTTGCTAGGGCTGAAGATCACCAGCGGGAACTCCGCAGACCAAATCGGACCGACAACGTTGGTGGCGGTGAACAAGAACGAGCCCTGGATCAGCGGCGTGGTGAACATGTCGATGGTGTAGGTGCCCGGAGGCGACTCGACTGCGACGCCTAGCGCGGCGAACGCCATGTTGCGCGCGGTGAACTCCTCCATCGAGACGGTGAGCGTGGCCGCGAGCTCAGTCACCACGACGAGGTCCTTCTTGCGCACGCCGATGCGCGAGGAGTAGTGCTCCAGCAGCGTCGGCTTGACCTGGTAGGTCATCTCAGTGACGTTACCGCAGTCGACATAGCTCGTCTCTCCGATCAGCTTGAACTGGCAGAAGCCACGACCTACGGAAAGGTTGCCGATGTTCGGGCTTATCTCGTGGGGAGTAATGGGCATTGGTTTCTCCTCATGCCTTCGGTGGGAACAGGACGTAGGTGAAGTCGAACGAGAGCATCATCTGTCCGACCATCGACGAGCCGACCGCCATGTCCGTCTCGCAACCTCGATACTCCATCTGACCCGTCGTGGTCAGGATGCTAGTTAGAACGTCGTCGTTCAGCACCGCGTTCAGTATCAGGACGCGGTACCGGGAGAGCTCAGGCCCTATCGGGGCCGCCACTCCGCCGAGCGTGGCGTTGGTCACGTCGTCCCTAGGCAGCAGCGACAGCCACACCTGGACCGACATCTTGAACAACGCCGCGGGCATCTTGACCGTCTTGCGGTTGGCGATCTCAGAGATGATCACCTCGCGACCGTCCAGCAGCACGATGGCCGGCAGTGACCCGCGCTCCAGTTCTCCGCGATCGCGGTACACGTTGAGTCCGACGTCGCCTAGTAGCGCCTCCACCCGCGTCAGTATGTCCTCGCGAGTGTCGCTCACGCAGGCACGTCCCCGACCGACACTTGGATGGGAGGGTGCTGGCTACCGATCAGGCAGACGTGAACCGGCGCCCCAGCGTTGATCGCCGCCAGCTCCTTCGGCGTCGGGTGCCAGGCAGACACCATCACCGGGACGTCACCGACCACCTCGTCGCGGATTGGCAGCCCGAAGTATCCCTGCGACTTTCCTAGCAAGCGAGTGGCTCCTAGGACGCGTCCTATCTGCATGGCTACCTCCTAACCGCCAGACGCCAGAACACGACGACGTCGGACGTGCCAATCTGTCCAGCCGGCTCTGTCAAGCGGTACTCGACCCCAGCGACGACCAAGCGGTCCGCGTTAGGTCCGTCGAACACCGGAGGGTCGAGCAGGCTGCCGTCCGGAGCCAGCGCAGAGACAAGATACTTCCGGTCTGTCGGGTTGGTGATTTTACCGAGCCGCTCCATCGGCAGGAACGAAGTGCTGACTGCGGAGCATGGACGGTCGCCGCTGGCGCGGCGCAGCACGGTGACCAGACCTTTCCCCCACCGCTTGATCATGCGGTCAGCGCGCGCCTGCGAACCGAGTAGGTTCATCAGATCACCATCACAGGAGGAAAGTTCAAGTGCGCCAGCTCCAGGAACCGAGTGCCGTAGGGCGTGGTCGTAAGGTCTGACGAGGTCGCGGCTTTCGGCAGCTCCGGTACCGCGTAGGTCATGGACATCTCGCCCATCCGCTCGCTGGCCAACAGCTCGCCTTCGCCTGAGTCGCGCCGGCTGATGGTGACCATGATGTAGTGCGCCGCCAGGTACATCAGCGCCAGGTCCTGGTCTCCCGGCAGCCACGTCGAGTCGACGTTACGCGAGGCCTCCTCCAGCGCGAAGCCGACCGCCGCGTCCGTCTCGTCGACGAACTCCGGGAATTTCAGCTTCATCGAGACGGTGGTGACGGTCATTAGGTAATCTCCGCCTGGGTGATGGTCATGACGCCCTGAGCCGAAGTGATAACGCCGCCGGACGGGTCGACGATGGCTGCCTCGTGGTAGTAGTTGTCCAGTAGGTTGACGGTGTCTGCGCCCGCGATGCTGATCGTGAAGCTGATCGGCGCCGTGCCAAGGGTAATGCCACCTCCCTCAAGTGACTTCGTGATCACGGTGACCAGTGGGATGGTGACGACCCCGTGCTCCTGCTCATAAGCCTTCCAGACCACATTGAAGCCAGAGAGTATCTCGTCGTCGGGAGACGGCAGCTCGAAGTCAATCTCGACGCTGTTGCCGGCCGGGATGGAGAAGTTCTGGATCAGCGGTAGGGCCACTATGCTGCCTCTCTCTTGCTGTTGACGCCGTGGAGCGTTATCCTCTCAGACCTGCTGCCGCTGAGCGCGTAGTCGTCGTCGTTGACGCCGTGGAGCACGACGTGCCTCTTAACGCGCAACAGGTGCGCGAAGGACAGCGTCGGGGCGTCGGCGGACAAGTCCAGGTGGCCGGCGGCCACGACCAGCACGGAGCTTATGACGACGTCCGGGGCGGAGCCGGCCAGGCCCAGGGAGCCGGCGGCCGGGACCAAATTGGTACTGACGACGCTTATCGTCGGGGCGTCGGCGGACAGCGCCAGGACGGCCCCGGAGACGACCAGGGGAGCGTCCTGGATGGCCGTCGGAGCGTCGGCCGATAGACCTAAGCTGGCGGCGGACGGGGCCTTGGGCGCATCCTGGGTGGCCGTCGGGAGGTCGCCGGAGAGCGTCAGGCTAGCGGCGGACGGGGTGGTAGCCAGTGCCTGGGTGGCGGTCGGGGCCACACCAGTGAGCGTCAGAGTGGCGGCGGACGGGGTGCAGAGGGCCGCGACTACGGCGGACGGGGCCGCGCCAGCGAGCGTCAGCGCGCCAGCTGGGGACACGAGGTTGAGGCTGCCACCGACTTGAGGGGCGTCCGCCTGTAAGAGGAGCGCGCCAGCGGGAACGACGACGCTTAGACCGACGACGGGCACGTTCCCCGTCAGCGAGACGGACGCCGCAGCAGGCGCGGCCGGGATGTTCTTGACCAAGCTCGGCGCGGCGCTAGAGAGCGCCAAGCTGGTCGCGGCCGGGGCCAGCGGGAAGTTCTCGATGACGGCCGGCGCCACGCCGGTGAGTAGCAGAGACCCGGAAGAGGGAGTCTCGATGAAGTTCGTCAGTAGCGACGGAGTCGCACCCGTCAGGACCAAGGAGGCGACGGTCGGGACCTTAGACAAGTTCTGCATCACGCTCGGAGCGACGCTAGAAAGCGCGAGCGACGCGGCCGACGGAGCGAGAGGTAGGTCTACGGCGAGCGACGGAGCGGCAGCCGACAGCGCGAGCGAGGCGACTGCAGGAGAGACTATGTCATTGACGGACAGCGTCGGAGCTGAGGAAGACAGCGTCAGCGAGCCGACCGCAGGAACGATGCTTATGTTAGTGGTGGCGACGACCGTAGGGGCAGCACCAGACAGCGCCAGCGACGCGACGGTCGGGATCGCTGGCGCAACTATCTCCAGCAACACCGTGGTAGATACAGCGACCGTGTTCGCGTACACGCGGAAGGTGAATTTGTCGCCCACTGAAAAATTAGCGGGATCAAGCTGGACGCCGAACTCAAGCTCGGTGTAGCCCTCCGCCGGGATGACTAGGGGCCCGGTCTCGCCTGTGTTGTCGTACTGACCAGCCGCGAAGATGTCCCTGATCGGGACGTCAGCTGACAACGCCAGGCTTCCCGATGGCGCCGATATGCTGGTTCCGACGGCCGCTGATGGCGTGGCGCCGGAGAGCGCCAGCGACGCCGCAGCAGGCACCAGAGCTATGTTGCCTGATTGTGGCGCCGCGAAAGTAACGGGATAGCCACCGGGTCCTAGTCTAGTAACCTCTGCCATCGTTTCCTCAGATGATGCTGAACAGGTCGCCGGAGACCGGCGTGGCCGGAAGCGCGCCGACCGTCAGCGTGGGCGTATTAGATGCCGTCGAGGCGCTGATAACGGAGGCGGCGCCGCGCAGCCCCGCCGTGGTGGTGTCGCCGTCGAACAAGACGACCCGACCCACGAACTGACTGACCACGACGCCCGACGCAGCGGCACCAGCAATGGTTAGAGCTGAGGTCGGTACCGACGTGGTCGAGCCGCCCGTCGTCAGCGTCCCGCGCGCGATTGCCTTGGTGGTCTTGTCTAGGTTGGTGCGCTCCGTCATCAGCGAGAAGGAGCCGACCACGTAGCCGACCATGCTCACGCCGTTGAGAGTGCCAGTCGTGATCACGACAGAGAAGTCATTGTCCGAGGCATAGAACGAACTGCTCTGCGACGTGTCCACGGCGACGTTGTTCATGCCGGTGCGGGAGTCGTAGTCGACGGACAGCGTGACGCCAGACGTGCTCTCGGTTAAGGAGTTCTTGTAGACGCTGATCGCGGGCGAGCCCGCAAGCGTCGTCGGGACCCCGTTGACTGAGGTTGTGAAGTTGAAAACGACCGTAGAGCCTACGGCCCGGTCTCCGAGGTCACTCATGATGTCTTACCTGCCCACTGTATGACCCAGATTTCGCCGCGCGCGCCGACGCCGCCGTTGCCTGCTGTCACGCCGTTAACTGTACAGCCTCCGCCTCCTCCGCCGCCGCCGGGAATGCCCCCGGCCCCGCCGGCCGTCGGGACGGTCGCACTGGAGTCACCGCCCGCACCACCGCCACCCGGATAGCCAAAGCCTGGAGCACCGGCGTTAGCGCCGTGGGTCTTTACCGGCTGGTCACGACTCTGGCCGCCTGAGCCGCCGCTCCCGTAAGCGGCATTTCCTTTACCGCAGCCCGCTCCACCGCCAGCGCCGCCGCGAACAGCATTGCCGCCGACCGGGCCGGTCGTGTTGGAAGCCACACCGCCGGCCCCAGAGCCGCCACCGAATAGTCCGGTATTGGCTGTGCCGACTGCGCCGAGGCCGCCGATCACGCCGCCGTTGGTGCCCGCCGCGCCCGCGGTTCCGATGACCCCGTTGCCACCTGCGCCGTCTAGTCCCGCACCGCCGCCGCCACCCGTCGTGCCGTTGGCGACATCGCCGCCGGCCCCGCCGCCACCACCGTATGCTGTGAGCGTGACGCCGTTGATGGTGAAAGTTGTGTTACTGCCAGAGCCTCCTGCAGTTCCGCCTACGCTTGTCCCTGACGAGCCTGCGCCGCCAGTTACCTGCGCTCCGACCGTATAGGTTTCCGGGCTAGTAAATTGGGACGCCGCATAAACGCGATCGATCACCATGCCGCCCCCTCCGCCGCCAGCACCGCTCGCCGTCGAGGCCGAGGTATCTGTTGCGCCCCCGCCGCCGGGTCCGCCCCCGCCGATCAAGATCAGGCGAACATGCGTCGCCCAGGGCTTCTTGGTCCACGATTGCGCCGTCCCGGTCGTGAACTTGTCAACGTAAACATTCTGCTGAAGATCGAGGACGCTCATTCTGTGATAACGATGACAATGCCACCGCCCCCAATTCCACCAGCGCCCGGCGTTCCGCCCGTATTTGTATTTCCTCCGCCGCCGGCACCGCCGCCTGGAAATCCACCGTTGCCGCCAGCGCCACCTATTGTGGCGCTGGTTCCTCCTCCGCCGCCACCCGAGCCTGCATCACCAAAAGTGCCTGAAGTGCCGTTGGAGCCAGCCATTCCTGTGGAGGCTGCTGCGCCAACGCCGCCGACAGAATTACCAGGGCCTTGGCCGCCTGCTGCGCCGCCCTGATATGAAGGCGGAGTGCAACCGCCGCTGCCGCCGCCACCACCGCCGCCGAGGACCGCTTGCCCGCCGGCGAATGCAGTATTGCCGCCGCCCGCACCACCGCCGCCACCGCCGACGCCGATATTCGCAGCGCCAACACTTGATCCAGAAATCCCGCCGACAGCGCCGCCGTTTGTCCCGGCCGTTCCACCGCTCGCGCCACCAGCGCCGCCCGCGCCCGCGAGGCCAGCACCTCCGCCGCCGCTCCCGTGAGAAGCCCCCGATCTATCGCCCGCGCCTCCGCCATAGGCCGTATGGATTGCGACAGTCGTGCCGCCGAACGTGCTGTTACCGCCTGCGCCGCCAGCTGCCCCAGGGGTGCCGCCTGCGCCCGATGTCCCGCCAGCCCCTACGGAATACGCTTCAGTCGCTCCTAAGTCGCTCGGCTGGAATACGGCCGACAACCATCCACCACCGCCGCCGCCGCCAGTGCCAAAATTTTGACTACCGCTGGTGCCGCCGCCCCCGCCACCACCACCCGCTCCGGTGAGAGTGACACGGATGAGCGTAGCCCACGCAGGCTTAGTCCAATTGCCTGAGCCTGTCGTGAAGACCTGGACGTCGGTGAGGCCGATCTGGGTCATGCGTGACTGAAGGCTCCGACGACGTGGCTGATGGAGCTTGTCCCAGGCGCAAGGGAGCGGAGCGTCGTCATGCTGTAGCTTCCTGCCGGAGTGACGGGGCCGTTCGAGTCAAATATAGCCAGCGACCCAAATGACCCAGTGACCCTCAATGTTGAGCCAGCACCAACGCCTGGCGGTGACTGGTCAACATTGAAACCGGTCTCACACAGCACGACCCAGTCACCGTCAGCGACGGTCGTGACTGACGTCGTCAACGTGCCACTGCCACCAGCGCTGCCGTTCGTGATACTCGCGTCCGGCTGACCGCTCTGCTTAGCGCCGGAATAGTCTGCGGCGACGGACATGATGCGGTCGCAGGTTCCTGAGGCGGAGATGACGATGTTGTTCGCTCCCGAGGCAGGGTTAAGAAGCTCAAACATGTACTGCCATCGGTCACCGCCGCCACCACCGTAGTGCTTGCCCACGAGCGACATTGATACGCCACCGTAGGTGACGCCAGTTACGATGTCGCTGGTGACGTCTCCCGTGGCATTAACGACCAGCAACCTGTTGCTGCCGCTCCCGCAGACGTAGCTGTAGGTCATGCCGCTCGCCGACACAACGTCGCCGCCGTCCGCGGCGCCGACGAACGCGATACTGTCAGAAGATACAGCGAACGGGACCGTCAGGTGCGGCGTCCTCAGGATCGTGTTGTCCGCGTCCGAGCTGGCGCTGGCGGCCTTGACGCCTCCCGTCGACGAGGTCGTGATCGGTGAGTACGCGCCGCCGTTCTTGGACGCGTACAGCTCATATGGCTGTGACTCGGCCGCGTTGACAGAGAAGTCAGATATTGACGCGCGGAACCTAAACGGGACGCTGGGAGGGCTAAACGCCTCTGAGTCCTCCGCCGCTCCCCATGTCGGTGTCGCGTCCACCGCCCCAGTGTCAGTACGAAATCTTGCATGCTCCTGCTTCAGTGACGGCTGAAGAGGGATGAATGCCGCAACGATACCCCACCAAGAACCGGAAGAGGAGCCCTGTGTATAATCAACAGCCTGAGCACCATGAACCCCCTGAATATAGTACTCAGAGTAGCAACCAGCCTGAATGGCATCAACCCCAGTAAACGGACTGTTGGCAGAGGAAATAACCCCCGTAGCCAGACACGCCCCAAAATACAAATCTCCATTATAGGTAGACGTATAGCTAGGCGTCGTTATGTTAGTGGAGCCGCCGCCCAGGTCTGTCGCGTCTCCATCAAGAACTCCGCTTGCTGCTGCCCCAGCAACTTCCATTGCCCAGACCATAAAGTTATTTGCGAACGCCGACCCTCCTGTAATTGAGATCGTAATTGTCTTAGATGCGTTAGATGGGGCATTTGGAAGATAGAAAACCCCCACCTCTTTATTCGTAGACACGTACGGCGTTTTAGAAGTTGGTGAATAAGCGTTACTATTCGCGTCCACGCAGGTAGCGCCACTAATGCCAATGGCTTGAACAGTATACCCGACGACAACGAGACTTCCAGGCGTTGGATTATTCGGCAGGACAACAAACTGAGTGGCGCTAGTGCTACCGTTGACTGCCGACGCCGTTTGACCGCTGACTAGCGCGATGGACATTTACGAGATGGTGGCTATGAAAGCGGTCAGGGCGCTCTGCAACCCGGCAGTCTCCACGGAGGTGAAAGTGCGTGGCGTCCGTGAGCCGTCTGCGTTCAGCGTGAAGCCCTGTATGTACCCCACGCTAGTGGGGAAGTTCGCCACCACCCAGTCTATGCACGCTTTCGCGGCCGCGACGCAGGCGGTTACGTCAGATGTGAGCGTGCCGTTGTACCCCTGCGCTGTGGCGTAGGTGTCGAGCCCGGTGACGACCTTCCACGTGTTCACGGCGGCTATGAACCCACTAGTCGCGTCCAAGAGGTTGAACACCCACAGCGTGTTGACGCTGCCGCCCTGCAGCGTGGACAGGTAGCCCTGCGCTCCGTTCTTCGCCCCCTGCGCCATGAGGCGTATCTGGGTGAACGCCTCGCTCGGAGCAAGGCCGGTGCCGCCCGCGGTGTGCAGCGTCATGTTTTTGCCTTCACGCCCATGCTCGCCGTCGGCGGGGAGAGCGTCGTGTTCTGCCCCTTCGGGCGGACGCGGACGCGCGGTGCGTCCGCCTTGAGCTGCAGGATGATGGCCTCGTGCGCGACATCGCGTGACTTGCCGCCAACCTTATCCTCTTTGTCTGCCATGATCGTCACGCCAGGTTGAAGATGCCGGTCGCGGCCGGCGTGATCGTCAGCGTGTTGTTGATCGTCAGGTTGAACTGCGAGGTCGACAGCTGGCTGAAGCACACCAACTTGCGCGCGATGGCGGAGGCGCCTGAGGCCCAGATCACCGCGAACTTGATGTTGGAGATGGTGCCGCCGGTGCCGGTCCACACCAGCGCCGCCGCGTTGAAGCGGTACTGGCCCGCCGACGCGCCGGCCGTCCATGTCTTCGACGCGAGCGCCTTGCCCGACGACGAGTAGCCGTTCGCCTCAGCCACCTCGTTGGTTACTGACGAGATGATCGACAGGGTCGTGGTAGCGGCGTTCGACGCCGACGTGTGAAGCTGCATCCGGAAGTTGCCGCTCCCAAGGTTGACCGGGAAGGCCTGCCCGAGGTTGCGCTTGAACTTGTTATAGAATGTCCACGCTCCAACAGCCATATCAATTCTCCTTTGGTCTCTCCATCTCGGCGCCCGAGCGGATCATGGTGGCAATCAAGCCCGGACCGTGCACGTTCAGCTGGAACATGTCACCACGGTCCTTGACCAGCTGCATGAAGTCTTCTGCCTGCTTCGCCTGCCACACCGAGCAGGTAAATCGCTGAGCCAGGTCGTCGCGCCCCTCCGGGCGCACCCACACCGGTATCGTCTTCTCACCGTCGTTCTCCGGCTGAGAGTAGCCGTGGTGCTCGCCGTCAAGGACACACGAGTCCAGCCCGAATATCTCGAACGAGGTGAACCCGAGCATCCGCATCAGGGAGATAGCGCGCAGCGACACCGTGGTACCGAGCGTGATTGGGTAGTAGTGGCGCGGACCGGCCTCCGGCGCGTCCTCCGGGTCGGTCGAGCGCCGCGACTTGGTGAAGTAGTAGTCGTCCAGTATCTCAAGCTCCTTGTCACCGGCGCTGAGCGCGTGCCATATCGTGGTCTGCCTACCCTGGCAGAGCTCAAAGGCGCGCGGGTGGCACTGCGACGACAGGAGGTAGTGGCACTGGTCGACCGGCTTCTCGATGAACCGAGCGTTGAACTCGCGCGCGTCCATCATCACCATCGCGGAAGGCCGGATGTTGCGGTCGACGCACCACTGGTAGGCGCCGTTGACGGCCACCACCTTCCCGCCGGCCCACACGGCCTTGATAAGGTCCGCCTGGACCTCCGGGATGTTGATGGACGGACCGCCGCACACGACCACGGCCGTCTGCTCGTTAGGCTGGTACGGCATCGCCTGCGGCAGGCCGCGCCGAATGTTGGCCTCGATCTGGCGCAGCAGCGTCTCGTCGTCGACGTTTACGCGGCAGTGCGGCGAGAACTCAATCTCGCGGACCTTGTTCGGGTCCAATTTAGGAGCGCCACCTGACACGAGACACGGACCGGACTGGTCAGATTTCAACTTTGGGCTGCCTAGATACTCATATGCCAAGAGCATTTCACTGATCATCGCTGCACCACGTAGAGTCCGTCACCGCACAGGTCGCGAGCGTCGACGACCTTCCCAACTGACGCCAGGCGGACCAGCCACCAGTCGTAGGGTCGTACCGTGAGGTGCAGCGGCTCGCCTATCATCTTCCCGAACTCGTCGGGACGAAGCGCGACCTGCAGCCACGCTGTTCGGCACGAGCTGAGGATGTTCATGAGCAAATCAACCACGTCAAGACGAAGCCAAGCGAAAAGGCAGCCATTACCGCAAGCGAAAACAGCTTGAGCTCACTCATCGCTGCACCACGTAGAGTCCGTCACCGCACAGGTCGCGAGCGTCGACGACCTTCCCAACTGACGCCAGGCGGACCAGCCACCAGTCGTAGGGTCGTACCGTGAGGTGCAGCGGCTCGCCTATCATCTTCCCGAACTCGTCGGGACGAAGCGCGACCTGCAGCCACGCTGTTCGGCACGAGCTGAGGATGTTGTCGACGCAGAGCATGACGTACTCGGTCGTGACGTGCTCAAGCACGTCGCAGCAGAAGCCGTAGTCCCACCTGTTCCGCTTGCGCAGCGGCCAGGAGCGGTCCCACAGCGGGGCCTCGATGAACCTATCTCGGTCCACGTCCGGGTCGAGGCCGGCGGCCGTCAGGTCCATCCAGTGGACCGCGAAGCCTCGGCGCTCGAACTCCAGGCCCGCGACCCCGGCGCCGCAGCCGATGTCGACGAGCGACAGCCCGTCGAGCGGCGGCGGGTTCATGACCCGCATGAAGCGCTCGACGTTGACCAGCCCAGGGGAGTGCCGCTTGTACTCCGGGATGGCCCATATCTCCTCGTACTTGGCCCGTTCCTGGGCCGCGCCGTCTACTACGAACATTATCAGCGACGCTGCGGCTTGCCGGGGACGGCGACGGTCGCCTGGTCCTCGCGCGAGTTAACGTCGAAGGGCTTCTGCGAAGCAGCAGGCGTGACGACGAGGTCGTCATGGTCAGCCATCAGCTTCTTCGCAACGTGGTCGGCTATCTCCACGTTCTCCAGCGTCTCGCCGGGGTTGACGGCGACCTGCTTACCGCCGCTGACGGAGAGGCAGTCGAAGAACACGCGGCGTATCTTCAGCGGGTTCTTGACGTTGTATCGACTGGCGGCGGGTCTCTGCCAGTTCTTGACTCGTAGTTCCTCTGGCGACTCACCTTGGTTCAGGTCAGGCATAATATCCTCCTCTTGTTTGAAAGTTACGCGGACCGGGCTGTGGGCCAGGGGGGATGGTGGGCCCGGTCCGCGCACTCATCCCCGGCAGGCATGGCCCTGCCGAGGTAGCTCGCGCTAGACGATGCCGTCGACGTAGGCGAACGCGCCCGGGCGCCGGACCTCGACGCCGCCGGTGCGGAAGATGCCGGGGATGTCAAAGGTGATGGGGCCGGTCTGCCAGACGGGCAGGAAGCGGTGCACCATCGGGATGTGGAGCTTCACCACGCGCGGGTCGCGACGATACGCGACCATTCGACCGACGCCAAGCTTGCCGGCGGTGTCGAGGCCGATGATGCCGCGGATCATGAGCGGCGCACCGGTGGTGTGGGTGTAGAGGTTGTACTTAGCCAGGTAGTCGAGAGCGTTCCCGAAGGTGTTGGGCACGCGGGTGTTGGCCAGCAGCTCCATCGCCGTGATGGGCAGCAGGACGGTGTCCGCCATCTCCACTGTGAGCGACCCGGAGTACACGTTCGTCAGCGCACTCTGGACGTCGCGGATGATCTGGTCGGCCGTCTTGTTCGACCACAGCGCTGAGGTGCCGGAGCCGTCCGCGACGGCGTCAGTTCGCGTCACGTTCGCGTTGTTCAACAGGCCGGTGATGCCCTTGCTGGTCGAGCCGAGGCGCGCGAGGCGGTCCATGAACTCCTCGTAGGACCGGCGCGAGGCCTCGGCCTTCTCGCTGGAGAGGTTGAGGCCGGGGATCATCATCGCCTGCCCCAGCTCCTCCAGCGTGTAGCGATAGCCAATGCCAGCCATCTCGATGCCCTGCTCGAACTTCTGGCGGTTGATGTCGGCCAGCCGCATGTCAGTGGCGAAGCCGTCGAACCAGTCGGCCTGACCGACCTTGTCCATCGAGAAGTAAGTGACCGACTTCGCCCACTCGTTAGCCGAGGAGTCAATCGGCACCAGCTGCGGGTAGAGGATATCCGGATACTGGATGCGGTACACCTCCGCCTCGATGAAGGTGGTCTGCGAAGTGAGGAAGCCCAGCGCCTGCTGGGAGTCCATCAAATTCATTCTCATGATGGTATTCTCCTGTGAAGGGCTGGGATCAGCCCGCGAAGTGGGAATAGAAGTACCGCGACCCGTGGGCCACGCAGGTCGTGGTTCGGGGAACTGATTAGTTCCCCGAATTATCAACCGGCGTCGGAGTTGCCAGAGGACGAGGAGAGTCGCAGCACGGCGAGCGCGCCGGCCACCGCCGTAGTCATCCACCGCGCGTCGTCGATGGCGGTACCGCTCGTCAAGTTGGAGTTGCCGAGCAGGCCGGTGGTCGTGTTGTAGTAGGCCGCGTCTCCGGCGTTGACCGCCTCATGCGCCACCACCCAGATGTCGCCGCGCACCATGACGCCCATGTTGTCAGTGTCCTGGTACTTGTCAGTGAAGGTGGAGCTTAGGTTCGGCAGCGTCGGGTCAGCGACCGTGACGCCGACGAAGGCCTTACCGGAGAGCCCGCCGAGGCAGGCGGAGCGGTCGCCGTGGAGCGTGCCCTGGCTGACCGCGAGGCCGAAGCCAATGCCGGCGGTGCCGGCGGGGTCCTCGCAGATTTTCGTGTCGATGTCCCACCCGGAGGTGGTCGCCGGCATGCCGTTCTGCGCGGCAGTGAGGTACTGGGTGTAGGTAGTCTGGACCGGGCTGGGAGTCAACATTTTGCCCTTACTCCTTCATTTTCGAGTTGATGAGTCGCCTAGCCGTATCGAACGGCTTCCGACTGGGTTTGCGCGTTTTCCCCACACAATCTAGTCGGCGCATGCCGCGCTCGGCGCGTGAACTAGTTACTGCTTCGCCGGCGTGCGCCAGGCGTCCTTCAGGTACGCCTCGCGCTCCGCCAGGGCCGCGTCGCGGACGTCGACCTGGCCTCCGCCGCCGTTCTGGTGCGAGCGGCTGATCGAGTCGGCGAGGCGAGCAGTTCCGGAGTTAGCCGCCGCGACGGTGAGGGCCTTGAACGCTCCCTCGATGGCGGCGTCGCTCATGTCCTTCGTCGCGTCGCCGAGCTTGGCGGAGACCGCCGCCTTGCGGATGTCGGCGACCGACTTGCCGTCGAAAGAAAACGTATTCGGCAATAGCTTCATTGCCGAATCAGTCACAGCGAGTCGGTCCTTGACCAGCGCGTCGAGCTTCTCCGGCGAGTTGAGCGCCTGGGCGTCGGCCAGCTGCTGCTTGAGGGCGACGATCTCGCCCGCGGCCGCGTCCAGCTTCAGCTTGGCGTCCTTCTGCATCCTCTCGTCCTCCTCGTCGGCCTCCTCCTTGTCGGCCTTGGCCTTCGCGGCGTCGGCCTTCGTGTCGCTCAGCTGGGCCGAGAGGTTGGCGATGTGCTTCTTGATGACGGTGGCGCTCAGTTCGTCGGCTACCTCGATCTGGGCGCCGTCGACTACTACGATGGCGTTCATTCTTCTCTCTCCTCTATCAGTGCTGCGGGGTGCAGCATCCTTGGTCGACTTGACCCAGTCGTCGGGCAGTGACGCGCTATCACGTAACCGGGGGTAAGAGTACCCACCGCCGCGCGCTTGCTTTGGCTCCTCACCAAAAGTTTCTTTGTAAGCACCAGACAGTGGCATTTCACGCCCACCAGGCATGACAACATGATATGTGCCACCCTTCCCAACACCACTGCCAGCACTTTTTTTTATTTGCTCACTGAGGTGTTGCATCGCGGCTTTTGCTGTTGGATGAGACGCAACAGTCGGCTCTCCGATCGGCTTACCAACTTCCCCCTGTGCCAGCGAATAAGAACCGACCTTTGTTTTGTAGTCCCCTTTTCCACTTCCAGGGCCTTCGCCCCGCTTATACGACCCATACCCGTGCTCATCCTTGTCGTCGCTGACGTCAGCGTCCTGAGTCAAGTCCTCCTGGCAGTACGGGCACACGGTCGCGTCCTCGTCGACGTCCATGCCGCACTTCGGGCACTTGGAGTCGTCCTCCATGTCGATATTGTCGTCGGTCATATCAACCTGAGCATCTTTTGCATCTGGAGACTCATTCAAATACTTTTGATATTCCTCTTTAGTCAAATTATTGCTGACCCGAACTTCTTCATGAACATGCTCAGGATGAACCCCATAATCTTCTGACTTTTTGGCTACAGCTTCTTTTAAGCCCATACCTCGCGTGGATAGTTGATCAACATCCTTGGCCGCAGATACAACACTACGGCGATATGATTTTGTCCCAGGGGTCGGGTTAGCTCTAGCTCGAACAGCTGTTGATCTTGGGTATGACCCATACCCGTGCTCATCCTTGTCGTCGCCGATCTTGAGGGTGTCACCGCCGCGCGCGACCGGGACGATGGCGAGGTGGTTGGCGCGGATGGCGGTCTGCACCGCGTCGTAGGTGTCGCCGGCGGGCGTCTTGCCGCTCTTCCACTTCAGGTCAGTCGAGTATCCCATGCTGAGCTCGCGCGCGGAACCATCCTCGACCGCCGCGATCGTGGCGGCGTCCATGATGACCATGGGGACGCGAATGTGGTCGCCGTCGCGGATCACCTCGTCACCGGTGTGGCCCTTCGCGAACTTCTTCCAGTTCCGCGAGTTGACCGTGACCGAAGGGTGCGTGAGCGTCACCGGGCGGTGCGCCATCGACTTCATGGCGTCCCGGTGGAACACCTCGGAGGGAGGTCGGTAGACCCGAACTGTATCCAGTTCTGGCCTCCCGAGCTCCTTGCCCTTGTACACCTGGACGCCGGTGCGAGCGACGTTCGCGTAGGCCGCGAGATAACCGTCGCCAGTGCGCCAAACGCTGTCGAGCACGAACGAGTCGAAGAGTTTCATCTTTCGCTCCTGATGATCTTATACGGTTGGCGCGGCGAGCCCTCCTGAACGACGTTCAGCGTCCCGTCCGGCAGCATGCCGACGGGCGGGGCGTCCTCCAGCCTGGCCTTCCGGCCAACCTCCTGTTCGTTCGCCAGCTGCCGCTCGAAGTCGTCCACGTCAAATCTCCTTCAAGATGATCTTGTTTCCCTCGCGACCGGTGACCTTAAATCGGGAGCCGGACTTGAACAGCACTTCTGACTCGTCGGGATGACTTGATAGCTTGGAGATGTCGCGGCCCGACTTGCCGTGTATCTCGAAGCGCAGGTCACCGTGCCAGGTGCTGGAGTTCTTCGAGGTGCTCGTGAAGGCGCGCTCCTCGATCACCATGCCCGGCTGGTAGAGGCCCTTGGCGCTCTCCGGCATGCTCGCCTTCCGGTAGCTCACCCCCACGTAGGGCGGCAGCTTGTCGAGCGAGGAGTTCAGCAGCACGGCGTAGTGGTGCTGCTCCTCCGTCATCACGCCCGCGCGCAGCGCAGCATTGACCCCGTTATAGTGAGAGCCGGAGTAGGCGACGATGCTCGCGGCTTCAGATGGCGTGATACCAGTCAAGTTCTTGCTGGCGATCTTGTGCGCAGCGCTGTCGATATAGCTCTTAACTGATTCTATGCCGACCTTCCCGGCCAGGGCCTTGGCGGCCGGGTCGGCCAGCAGGGTCGCGTGCTTAGCTTCCTCGGCAGATTTAGCTTCCTCAGCGGCCTTCTGCGCGACAACTGAGTTCACGTGACGCGTCACCAGGTCGGCCTTGCGCGCGACTAGCTTATCGGCCAGAGCTGTACTGCCGCCGTTCTGCAGCACTGTGTCGCGGATGGACTGGTCGGGTATGTTGGCGACCTTAGCGACGGACTCGCCTAGCTGCGCAGTCGTCATGCTACCAAACAGCTTGGCATTGTCTGGGCTCTTCCCGGCGCTGCGCATCGAGGTGTACTCATTGACCGCGTGCCCGAACGCGTCGCCCTTCAGGCTGCCCTGCGCGCGATATTCGAGCGCGCCGCCTACGTCAAGCGTGGTGACCTTTCCGCCTATCACACCCTGGTTGTCGCCGCCGGTGCCCGCCGCGTCCCAGTTCGCGAGCCAGGCGTGGACGGCGAAGTTCTTCTGCGCCTCCGTCCGCTGCTCTGGGTCCAGCTGCGATACGTTGTTCTTCTCCAGCGCCTCCAGCCGGGTCGCAACGTGGTTTCCACCTACCACTGGCACGTAGTCGAGGGTCTTGACGCCGGCCAGCTGGTACAGCTTCACGGCCAGCAGCTCGTTCATGACGTGGGCCGGGCTCTGTGGCTCCTTGACGTAGTACTTGAGACCGTGCTCGTCCTGGTACACACCGCCCTTGTTGGAGCCCATCTTCTCTCCCACCTTCGTCATCTTGCTGACGTCGATGGAGCCGGGAGGTGTGGGCGTGGGGACCGGAGCCGGAGCAGACGGCGTAGACATGGATGGCGTCGGAGCCGGAGCGGTCACTATCGGCGTCGGAGCGGGAGACATGGACGCCGGCTTAGAGCCGAGTTGCGGAAGTACCGCGCCGCGCTTCAGGTCGAGCGTGTAGTCAGATTTAGTGTAGGGCGTGTTCTTAAAAATCTCACCCATCTTAGCGTCGGGGTTCGCTTTCACATAGGCTTGTAAGGCTTCCCAACGCTTGGTGCGTTCTGTTCCGGCTTGCCGAGGAACCTTCTTGCCAAGTATAAACTTTTGATGCTCGACCTTTAGCTGCGCCGTTCCGCCCGCGCCTCCGCCAGCGAACTCGCCACCGTCCGGGGAACCGGCCGGAACGCGCGGCTGATCCGGGTTATAGGCATCGAGCGCGAGGAGCAATTCGCTCAGCGCATCCGATACTTCCGCGAACCGCTCGTCGTCAGCCGGGACGAAGGCGCAGCGGCAGTTAAGGTGCGCGGGTATCAGGGACTCGGCCTCGTCGATGTCGTAGGGCCCACCGTCCGATATGTCCTGGCACTCCTCGCAGACCAGGTCGTCGCCGGCCGTCAGCACGTCGACCCGGCCGAGGGACTGGAGGCGCGCCTCCTGCTTGAGGATCGAGCCCAGCTGCCTCGGGGACGGAGGCGACTTGCTGTATGATACCCGGCCGGTCGGCGGCTTCGCACGCTGGTAGATCGATGATGCCTTCGGGTTGGTCGACGCGCGCCAGCCGACGCTAGCATCACGCACTTGGGGGTTTCTTAGCATCCCCTCACTAATCGAAAAGTCCTTATTGCGCCCTTTATTTTCGACAAATCCAAATCTCTTATAGAACTTAACAAGCCGAGATCGTGAAGTGGTTCCGTGTCGATCATCATAAAGTCCAGGGGTCAATGTCACTCGCAAATTATGCTTATCAGCAAACTCGACAATATCTCTCATGGCTGCCGAGCCTACGCCGGATTTTTGATTTTCCTTTGGGACCTCTAAGTCCGATATATTTAAGTCATCTCTTTTTATGAATAAGTTAAGACGAGCAAGGCCATGTTTCTTGACTAACTCATCTGCAAAAGCGCCAACTCCTTCATTTGTCCACCTCCCGTGTTCATCACGGGGTTCGTCGTCTGAGCCGGCGTCCCTCGCTAGCGTCTTCCCGTAGTACGGACCGACCTTGACGCGCACGCGCTCTGCCTGCGTGCCGACGCGGGTGACGCCCTGGGCGCGGAAGGCGTCGAGCGTGGCGGCGGCGAAGGTCTTGACGACCATGTGGTTCGCCATCTGACGCGCGCGGTTCTTCCCGATAACGTCGACGACCGCGGCCACGGCTCGCGCTATCTTGAGCGGTCGCTGGCACAGCATGATGCCCTCGGCCACGACGCGGATCGCGTGCTGGTTAACCGCGTCGCAGACGCCCTGCAGCTCGGCGATGGTGACGGAGCGGAGGACCGCGAGGCGGTCATTCGACAGGTCTTGAGTAGGTCCAGCCAGGTGCGCAGCGCGCGAGCGTGCCAGCACCGCCGTCGCATCAATGTACTTGCCAGTCCAGGTTCCGTCGCCACCTAGCACGACCTGGCGCAGCGCCTCGTCGAGCCAGTGGCTGAAGCCCGCGACCTTGTCGACGCCCGGGAGCGGGGAGTGCTGGGTAGCAGGACCCGGGCGCGTCGGCACGACGCCGGTGGGCGGTATCGCGCCCATCCCCAGGATGTTCGCGCTCGACAGCGCCTCGATGGTCATGTTGCGCAGCCGCGCCCAGCGCCGGTCGAGGTCCGCGCGGAACTTTCCCCGCAGCGGGCCGGTGCCCGTAGGGTCGACGCGCTGCGACGTTCCGTCGTCGACGCGAACGCGACGGTGAGTGTGGCGATGGTCGAGGAGGAGCGTCACGCGGGGCTGCCCCCGAGGCCGCCGAACGAGCACTCGGAGCCGGTCACCTTGGCGCCGTGCGGGGCGACGTGCGCGCGGAACTCCTCGACGCGCGCCGGCCGGGCCATCTCGCATAGCTCCAGCGTCGCGTAGTGCGGGTCGTCGAGGACGCCCTCGCCAGACGCCCCGGTCGACGCGATGACGAAGCTGACGATAATGGTAAACATCCTAGTCCTCTACCAGAGGGACAACAACGAAACCGGCCAGCCAGAGTCGCGACAGCAGCGAGTCGACGCTGCGCGCGGAGGCATGCCCGTCAAAGATGGCCAGCAGCGCCTCGCGCGCGCCGTTCCCGCAGCCGTCCGGAGGCGGCACAGCCCGACCGGCGCGAAGGTGAACTATGTCGGCCGACACGATCAAATCCCGCCCGGCGCGACGTAGCAGATGACATGCTTGTTCGAGTCGAGGAACACGATGCCGTGGCCTGTCGGGTTACCGTTGTCCCACTTCATCTTGCTGTTCGGTATCGAGACGTGCGCGCCCAGCTCCACGTTGCCCTTGCTTTCGGTGATGATCGCGACGTAGTGGTCCCCCTCGACCTCAAACGTGTCGGCCTCGAAGGCATCTGCCTCGCCGCAGCACGACACGTAGGGGTTGTCAGGCTGCATCAGGTTCTGGAACCAGGTGCGGACGGCCGGGGAGGTCTGGTCATACTGCCCGAGGTCGCGCGCACTCGCGGCGTACACCACCACGGTGAAGCTGAACAGGGAGATCATCAAAATTCTTCTCAACTCATCCTCCTACAGTTGGCCGTAGCGCCTGAGAACGTCGCGACACTGGCTCCCGACGCGGAAGCTGTGGGTCGCCAAGACGGCCCCGCAGCGCAGGAGGTTGCTCAGGTTGATGCCCTCCGAACGGTCGCAGAACCGGGCGGCCGCCGGGCGGCACGGGGCCAGCTCCTGAACGTCGAACGCCTGCGCGCTTGACGAGAGCAAGAAGACAACAAGGGCGAACATTCTCACAGCCCGAAGCCCACACGGACGTAGTCACCTATCTTCTTTGGGGTCAGTCTAGGGTCGAAGTTCCACCTGGCGTTATTGAGCGCGGCGGTCATGAAGCCGTCGACCGACGCCGTCAAGCCGAGCGTGGTGGCGTAGCTCTCCATCGTCCTCGTGGGGTCGGTGTAGTGGTCCGCTGAAAGGTTGACCTGGTTTGGCGTCCAAGTGTTCGCCGCTCCGCTCCCGGGGACGCCGCCGGGTGAGTCGTGAGTGCCACCTGAGTCGCCGTTCGTGGGCGGTCCACCGTCAGGCCAGTCATAGATGATGTTATCAGTGAAACTGAGCCCGTGGACGCCGTTCGTCTCGATGCTCGCGACGGTCACACCCCACCCGCTGATGCCAGCGACTGAGTCGACACGAATGCGCACGCCGCTGATACCACCAAACGAGGCCGTGAGCACGTCGCCGACCTGCATGTTGCGACCCGTGCCGACGATCGTATACGACGTAACACTTCCTCCGACGCCAATCGTGAATGTCGCGACCGCACCAGAACCAGCCATGCTGCCGGAGAAGTTTGTGA